CATCGTGCAGAAGTACTCGTCGGCCTCATAATTGTATATGTGTTTGGTTATGTAGCCATCGAATAGTGTGTGGTGGCCCACGAGTCTTACTTCTTGCTCTTGCTTGCGCAGTTCCTTGAACATGTCATGTAGTTCTCCATGCTCCAGCCACTCCGGCTTATCGTCATCGAATGCCACGCTGGCACCATGTACAGCGAAGCGCTTGTCATGGATATAGTCAGTGGTTGAGATCTTCGGAGAGCGCAGGCTGAAGCCCACGTCCCAAAATGTCTCGTAATCGATAAAGAGATTTTCCATATGATGTCCTATGCCCACGTAGTGAGGGTGATTCTAAATGCGAGGGCCAGGCACTTGGCCTGACCCTCACGAACGAGCGACTTTCGCGTAAGGTGGATCCGCGTCGTCGCTACCAGAAGACCTAAGCGGTCAGTGCAAGTAACTCTTCGCGAGAAGGTTTCTTGCTGGACGTGGCTTGCTGCTGCGCTGGGCGCTTCAGCTTGTTGCCGCGTTCCACTGCATCGTCGTACAAGCTGCGCTTGATACGGTTGGCGAGCAGTTCCGAGAACGCTTTCTCGTCGGTCGGGATGACCTCACCGTCGGCGACTGCCTTGGCGATGAACTCAAGGCGTACTGCCTTTTGTCCCCAGCGTTCACGCTTCTCGATATCTGAAGCGTAGAACCCTTCGGAGTCTCCGATCAGTTTCTCGACATCCCCAGTCTCACGACTGAGCTCGTTGGTAACGCGGTGTTCAGCTGAGACAGCTGATGCGCCGCATATCTTACGAGCAATGATCAGTCGATTCAAGACCTCTCGACGGATTGAGTTGCCCTCGACACCAGATGTATCGAATGCGTCCTCGCTCTCGATCATCTGCTTGCGCAGATCAGCGGTTGCTTGGAACTCACCGTACTCGTCTTCGCTAAGACTCTTAGCGATCGTAGTCATGTAATGATCGGTACGATCAAGTACATCTTCTACGAACGAGTCCTGCGGAGCCAGGTGCGTACCACCGTTGGCAGATTTGCGCCAGTAGTACTTGTTAGCGTCCCACCACGCGAGCCCCGTTGTGCCAGACTGCACACTTGGTTGCGTTGGTGTTTGAGTTGCCAGCGGCTGCGCTGGTGCGGCAGGAATTTCGCCGTGACCCTGAAGTTGCTCGACCATTCCTGAATTTTCGTTGAATCCGCTCATGTGTATCTCCTATTCGGCGGTTAATGTAACTATTAATGAACTCGCGATCCACTATTGGATCGTCGTAGTTCGTGAGGTTGAACACTACGTATGCACGTTCTTCCCAGCGAATCAGAATGTCCAACGGATTAGCAAACGATTGCCAATGCCGATCCATTTCTGCTTGCCGAGCATGCACTTGTGCAGGCGTGCCGGTATCAACCGACACAGTTCTTAAAGCCATACGTTACTCCTTCTGGTGATGACTCCAATTTCTCCGAGCACCCGGGTCGTAAGACCCGGCTCGTGTTTACCTATGACGTTTCACCTCCTGTCGTTGTGTCCGAGAATATCCAATTAGCAACTGCGTCTAGTTCGTCACCACACTGGTGAGTCATGAAGTGCATGATGCCAGTGGTGTATGTCATAGTAGACGTGTCTTCCAAGTCATTGGCGTACAACACCCAACGTCTCACAACTTCTCCGCGTGAGCCTTCTATGGCATCACACGTCAGCAAATACTTACTGAGATTGAAAGTCGTAGTTGCGAGGTCGTCCACGTTGTCCAACAAACCAGCCTCATACTTCGCATTGGCTATCGCATACGCGTATGCGTAGACATAGTTCTCAAGGCCAGCACCAACGACCAAAAACCCGAAACCAGACGTGTCGGCGATGTAGTTATCTACAATCGCGTCCACGGTAGTCTCAGCGCGAGCCGGCTCCATGAAGTAGAGCGTAAGGATGATCGCAAGGATACCCAGGCTCCATTTGGTTAACTTACTTTCGTTCTTTAACACGACATTCTCCTTGTCGTTGGTGTGCTTAGGACAACCCTTAGCACATGGGATGTAACATTGGGGGAATGAACACCCCTTACTACAGGTCACTGAAGATACCTTCTGGGTATGTTCGGGTGATCCATTCGGCGAGAGCCAAGCCCAGCATGTAACCTGCGATGTAGCACAAGATGTACCACAGCATTAAACCTAACAGTTCCAACATGACGTTCTCCTTGTGATTGTTCACGCGAAGCGGGCACCGAGGTCGTAAGACCTCGATACCCTTTGCACTTAACGCAAGCGCATCATGACGCACTTCTGCATCATCCAAAGCCGGCGAGATTCTGCCGGCTGGTACGTCTCACCTGCTGTGCAGTAATCACTACACAATGAGTCGTACATGACCTGTTCACGCTCTAGAGCGTAGGACAGTTGCGAGTCTGACATCTCGCTAAGCTCGATGAGCAATTCACGCTCTTCGATGCGGGACTCTTCGACTAACGAGCCCAAGGTGTTTTCTTCTACCATTACCAGTACCTCTCACAGTTGTCACAGTTGCATGGGACATGTGTTGTATCTTTGGATTGCTTCAAAGGAAGCAACTCCTGATACAAGGCACGCCCATAGGGAGTATCTGAAGCGACCTTGACCTCAAAGTCAGGCATCATGTCGTCGATCTCCAGTGTAGAGATCCGATCAACTATAAAGCCGGTAGGCTTGACCTCACCGTCTCTATCGCGATCGAGCCATACACCGAGGTCACGGTTATCTTTACTTGTTAACCATCTAAAACTCATGGTGAGTTCCTCCATTCAATGGCAGATGCAATGACATCTGCATGACAAGCCTTGGGTGCGCACCAGCACACCAAGGTAAGACCACGCTGTGTAACGAGCTTCTCGGCCAGCCGATCAAGCTCCCACAGCACGGGTCCAGCTTGCTGGACTTGTTCCCAGAGCCACCGGCGGTACTTCGCGATGACTTCCTCGCGAGTACCATCTCTGCCGATGGCGAATGGGTTGCCAAGAACTGACGGACGACCAACGTACTCGCCGCCATGTTCCAGGCTCCACCTCTTATTAACGACTTTGATGTCGTACATATCAGTACCTCACGATCCGCAGCTCTAAGCCTTTTGCTTGAGCTAGATCGATCATGTGTTTGGAGCCCTTGGACTGACCGTCCCAGAACACCACACAGTGAGTGGCTGTGTCAGCCATCAGAGCGTTGCGCTTGTAGCCCGCGCTCTTACCATACTTGTTCCACTGAGCGGGGTAGTGCTCAACGGCCAAGTTCCTGATGCGTGCATAGACCTCACCAGTCTGGTCGGCGCCACGGGCAGTACCACTGATGATTGTTATCGGATCATCATCAGTCTTACTGAGCAGGACATCCAGCTTGGCTGTCATAAGTTTGATGTCCGTGAAGTCACGGCCACCAGCTATAATCAAACGCATATCTTTCTCCTTGTGATTGTTCACGCAAAATGGGCACCAAGGTTGTGAAACCTTGATACCCAATGCGGCTAATGCCCTTGAGGGGCATCAGTGAAGTCAAAGACGTCAACGTCCTCTGGATACAGCAGCTCTGAGTGCGTGATCCAGGCTCGGTTGTCGTTGGTGACGAAGTGAGCGATACGCCCAAGCTGCTCGACGTTGACCGTGACGTTGAAGACCGCGTGGTCTGTCATGTACGTATCGAACGTGAACTCGCGCTCAACGAAGTCTTTGGACTCTTTGAGACCCCAAAGGTTGATAGCGCGAATGAGCTTGATGACGAGAATCTTGTAACGCTCGACGCGTAACGTGACTTTGTAATGGTTCATAACATACTCCAGTTGGTGATTGTCCACAAAAGCAGGGCACCACGGTCGTGAGACCGTGATACCCATGTTGCTAGTAGTCGGAAGTGCCACACTTGGCGCAGACGCCATTGACATGCCATGTCGTACCCTCGTGTGGGTACGGGCAGCATGTGTCGCAAGTCTCCATTTCCGCATAGCGGAATGCAGGGTTGCAATGCACGCACTCCTCGGGTGGCAAGCAGTGGTCACACTGCCATTCGGTGCCGAGATGGCGTTCGTCCATGACTGTGCTTGCCTGTGTAACGCGGCACTGCGTGTCAGGGTTGAGAACGACCTCGATGATGGAACGAGCCATCTCTTCGGTGCGCTCACCAGTTGCAAAGTTGTAGATTGCATAACGCATGTGATGCTCCTTATGCTGCAAGGGGGATGATGATGAAAGCGAGCAGTACCACGAACGAGGTCTTCAAGACCTCGATGGTGGTGTTGATGCTCTGTCGTTCGAGCTCGTCAGGCTCGAAGTGGTGCATTAACCAACGAGTTTCGTCGATGTCCATTACTTGCTCCGTACCCAACACATGGTTGGGAGTATGCGACCGTAGCCGCGGATGAAGCGCACGCGTTCGACGCCGAAGAGGCGACGACCGATGCGCAGGGTGGCAGAGAAGATCAAGCCGGCGATGACGCCAGTCATCATGCCAGCGTAGCTGCCGGCGAACATGTAGATGAACCCACCGGTAACGGCGAGGTCCAGGATGAACGCGTATGCGAAGATGCGGCGAAAGCCGATGTAGCTGCAAAGGTAAAGAACAGTTGCAGCTGCGAAAAAGCCCTGAAGAACCATGTCCATAATGTTTACTCCTGTGATTGTTCACGCGAAATAGGCACCCGGGGCGTGAGCCCCGGATACCTGTGTGATGACTAAAACGGGATGTCGCCCCACTCTGAGTCGTATTGAGCTTCCTCTTCCTCAATGCTGGCTTGCTGCCAAGCATGAAACTCTTCTTGGGCGAGGTTGCGTTCCTCGTCGTCATCAGTCTGATGAGGATGAGGTAGTTCGCCAGACTCGTAGAGGGCGTTGTTCTCGATGCAATCGCGAACTGGGAAGTTGCTGGCAAGTGACATCTCGGCCTCGGCCTGGGTCATGTAGCCTGACTCGCGAGAGTAAGGACCTTCGAAGCCGTATTCGGTATCGAAGTAGGAGCGACCGATGTAGTAGCCGGCAGCTGACTGCATGACCTTGAGGTCACTCACGGGATCGTCGCCGATCATGTGAGGGAAGTCAGCTTTTGAGTACGTCTCCACGTTACGGTTTGCGATGGTGTTTCTCCTTGTGATTGTTCACAACTACAGGGCACCAAGGTCGTAAGACCTTGATACCCCGTGGTTGGTTAGAGCCGATATCCCAGGCTATCATCGATTGTGTCGACGATAGTGGCGATATCTTGTTGAGAGAACTCTTGACGACATTCTTCGGCGTCGTCGATAGAGTCGAAGGCGACCATTGGCTCGTTAGAGTCAAGGTCGATTACTGCGAAGCGTACGTTTGGCACGATGGTTCTCCTTGCTTATGAGTAACAGTGAATTCGTAGTCGTGTTGGAACTTGCAGACATTGAAGGCGTAGCCGACTGCGTCGTTCCAGGTTTCGAAAGTGCCCAGCTCTACTTGTCGTGTGTACCACACGAGGCCGAAGAGTCCGGGCAGTTGTTGCGTTGTTGTTAAAATGAACACGAGATGCTCCTTTTGATTGTTCACTCGAATAGGGCACCAAGATCGTAAGATCTTGATACCCAAAGTCGAGATTTTTGTGACGCTCTTTTCGAGCGTTTACAGGAACACGGCTTGTGCGTACCACATGCCGGATTTTGCTTTCTTGTAAACGACGAAGTCGGGATTTGCGTCGGTGAAAGTGTTGAATTTGTCCAGCCACTTTCGGTTGTGTTTGAGGTTAGCAGTGAACTTCTTCGTCTTCGGCTTAGAAGATTCGATAGCGCTGCGAACTGTTTTGCTGCAGATGAAAACTGCAGTGTTGCCCACAGGGGTGCTGTAATCTACAGGGCCGCTGAGGATGTCGTCGGTTTTGATGAGCCGATAGTGATGAATAGTCATGCGGATTCTCCGGTGGTGAATGATATGACAAACGAAAAGGGGCACGAGGCCCCTTTAGGTTAGATGTTGCGTTCTGCCTTGATGCGAGCATAAAGTTCAGAACCGTCTGGAAGGTTGAACACCTTCTTAGCGGCCAGCATGTCCCAAGTGAAGATTAGGACCAGGATGGCGAAGATAACCAGCATAGGCTTCCAGAACACGAGAACAGCTACGTGTACGAAGAAGATCGTCCAGAAGACGATAGTGGTAATAAGAAAGTAAAAGCCGGTGTAGATCAGTGCGTTCTTAAGTACGTTTAACATGATGGATCTCCAGTGATAACTATGAAAGGTATACTCTCACTGGGCACCGAGGTCGTCAGACCTCGATTGATAATTGGTAATGTATTGAGCGTGGATTTTATTGTGCTGTCCTGCAGTGCGCAGGGTCAGCTACTAAGTAACTGCGTAACTACGTCACTTAGTCACTGCGTCACTCAGTGATCAACGCGTACCATCAATCTGTCAGACTAGGAAGGTTCCTTGATCGTGAGACGGTTTGAAGATCTGACAGGGTAGCGTTGAATTTAATCACTGAGTGACTTGGTGACGGAGTCACTTAGTACCTACCCAACCCCCTGACTGTCTATATTATTTTGAAAAATTATTTTTTAGCAAAATTCACTAAGAAAGCTTGTTTCATAGCTCATATAGTCGTACTATAGCTCAGTACGAAAAGGAGCTATCATATGAAAGCATTAACAACGAGGATCAACCCCCCACACCCCGATGGACGCTGTCGGGTGATGTGGCTGATGAAAGGCCCCGGCCTACGACTGCGATGGGTACACAAAGGGTGGCTGATGCCACAGATTGGAGGAAGAACATGAAATGGATCTTATACGTTTACTTAGTCACTTCGAACGGAGTCACTGAGTCACAAAGTGACTTCGACACGTTAGAACAGTGTCACCAAGCCGAGGACCAGATTCACGCGACTTGGGCACGTCCAGACAGCACTGGCTTCGGCAAGCTGGTTGCACTGCAGACGGAGTGTCAGTATGTCGAAGCCGAATAAAACGGACGACCTCCTCCTGACTGCGTTATCTAGTGACTTAGTGACTGAGTTACAATTCCTGAGGTTCATGTACCAGAGCATCGACTTCGAAGGCGACTCGCTGATGGAGTTGATGGGTGCATACCACGACGCAGACCCGGAAAATATCATTCCTCACGATTACATAGAGGCGTTATTTGATGAAGACCCTGTTCTATAGGAAGGGCTAATGGCTGAGAACACGAAAAACATAAGGAACGGTAACAAAATACTGTTCGTGGGTGGTCCGGAAGCGGGCAACGTCCGCATCGTTCCAGAGTCTGAGGGCGACATGCTCGCAGCAGGCGACTACGTCTATAAGATCTGGCCGTTTCAGATGCAGGGTCACACAGCGAAGATGTTCTTTGCGTATGCTGCGGATCAGCACCCAATGAACCTACTACTCGAACTGTGGCGTGAGTACTCACCAGCTGCACAGATACGTCGAGACGCGACGGAAGCAATAACGTATCAGAAAGCCGGTAAATAAGCCCCTAATGACTTCATCTACGGATGCACCGAAGATAAAGTACGGCCGGGGTTCGGCGAAGCCGCCGCGCCAGAAGCATCTAGATAAGTTCCACAACTTCAAGGAATGCGCGACGTGCGGTGTTACCAAGCGTTTCGCAGATTTCTCTTTCCAAGGAAACTGGAGGAAAAAACGTGCCGCCGATCCAAAGCGATACAGAAAAGATTGTAAGGAATGCCTCAGGGCACCTAATGCTGTCGAGGTCGACCCGGACTTCCAGCCTGTTCGAAAGCCTAGAAAGAGGGCTCGCAAAAGGACAGCCGCTGATATCAGATCAGATGCCGCATCATATAAGCGCAAAGCGCGTCGAGCAGTCCGGATTAAAGCGCTCGAATACGTGGCCGAGAAAGGTTGCTGCGACTGTGGCACGCGCGACCCACGCGTTTTGGAGTTTGATCACATTGACCCGTCTCAGAAGTTCGATAAGGTCGGAAAACTCCTCTCCGACGGTTATAGTTGGGCAAGCGAGAGGCTTCGACAAGAAATTCGTAAGTGTCGTGTCATTTGCGCGAATTGTCACAGAAAGCATACAATCATCCAGCAAGACCATTACTCACACGACGACGTCGCCGAGGCACTGCAGGGAATTTATGACCGTTACGACATTAAGCGATAGAACAAAATATATAATCGAATCGGTCGAAGCGGGGAAGAATCTCGACAAGATCACGGTGGCAGAATTCATCGAAGTGAGTTTCCTGGCCCTCATGAGCGGCGACGAGGTTCACAACGAACAATCAATAATGTACGGTGGCAACATGTTCTCAATGCACACGTGCGTGAGTCAGGTTAGCCCAGCCGAACGTGTAGACTCTTTAAGGAACGAAGTATGACTGACAAACTTACACCAGAAAACACCATGAACGAGTTCTTCGAGTTCTTCGATCGTGGCGAGAACGCCGTTCAGGTCGTCCCTATCACTGTTAAGCAGCAGGACGACGACACACGGCTCGCAATCTTCATCCACGGCAAGCACGAGGATGCATCTGTTATAATGGCAGAACTTATGGGAAAGATTGACGAGTTGTTCGACCTACAAGCTCAAGCGGAGGCAACGCGTGAGCCAGAATCTCGCATCATCACTTAAGTCGCTCAACCCGAAGGAGCGTGTCTACGTAGAGAGTCGGTTAGCCGGCCTCTCACAGATAGCTTCAGCGGCAGCAGCTGGGTACGCTCATCCGAGAACTCGTGGCAATGAGTTGGAGAAGAAGGAGCATATTCAGCAAGCGATCATGGGCGCGATGAACGAAATCGCCGAAGAGGTCGGGTTCACGCGCAAAGAAGCGCATGACATGCTGATGGGCGCGTACCAGAACGCAGCTACGGCTGCCGAGCAGATACAAGCGGTCAAGGAAATGATCAATCTGCATGGAATTGCTGCGCCGAAGACGCTTGAAGTGAAACACGAACACTCAGGAACGGTCTCACTGGACAGATTGGAAACACATGAGCTCATGAAGCTCGCTGACATGGAAGATCTCGCCCTCGATGGCGAGTTCACGGTTATAGATGACAAAAAACGACTGCGATAAGTGCAAAGATGGCGTGAAATGTGACGACTGCGCTGCAGCCGAGGGCGAAGCCCTGTTGCGCGCCTCGCAACAGAAGAAAAAGGTCGCTAAAAAGAAGAAAATCTCCAAGAAAAGGTCGAAGGCACAGAAAAAAGCTGCGCCGAAGGTTCTCAAGACCAAAGAACTTACCCGACAAGCACAAGCCACCCAAGAACTGTACCGACGCGAGCTTGCCAAGCGTAACCTGCTGGCGTTCGTGATGCGGTATGAGCATGAGTACCATGCAGGCTGGGTTCACAAGGTGATCGCCGCCGAGCTTATGCACTTCTCGGAGCAGGTTGCCCGAAAAGAGGCGCCTCGCTTGATGATTACCATGCCGCCACGGCATGGCAAGTCCATGTTGGCGTCACAGTACTGGCCGGCATGGCATTTGGGGAATTACCCCAACCACGAATTCATTAACACGTCGTACGCACAGTCGCTGCAGATGGACTTCTCACGCAAGATCCAAGAATTGGTAAAGAGTGAGGACTACCACCATCTTTTCGGCAACCTCGGCGTCACCAAGAAGAACGAAGCCGTTGAGCGATGGAGTTTGTATGACTTTGAGAAAGATAGACGAACAGGCGGTGGGATATTGGCTGCTGGTGTTGGAGGACCGATTACAGGACGGGGAGCTCACATCTTCCTTATTGACGACCCTGTTAAAAACCGCGATGAAGCAGAATCTGCAACCATCCGAGAGACCGCCAAATCTTGGTACTCTTCCACAGCTTATACCCGGCTTGCTCCTGGTGCGGGTATCGTGGTCATTCAAACCCGATGGCACGACGACGATCTTGCAGGACATCTATTGTCCGGCATGCGTGAAGCCGAAAAAGAGATGCGGGACTCTGATGATGGGGAATGGCCCGAAGACGCGGATCGGTGGCGTATTGTTGACTTTCCTGCGATGGCAGTGCAAGACGAGAAGTATCGTTCTCGCGGTGAAGCACTTCATCCGGAACGCTATGACCTAAAAGCACTCCGCAAGATCAAGAGAACGCTAGCTCCCCGAGATTGGGCTGCGCTGTATCAACAGAATCCACAGGTCGAAGAAGGCGCGTACTTCCAGAAGAAGTACTTCAAGTTCTGGAAAACCAAACCTGACTTCCTCGACATCTACTGCGCCGGCGATCTCGCGATCTCCAAGAAAGAACACGCAGATTGGTCTGTCTTCTACGTTGTAGGCAAAGATCAAGACGGGCAGATCTACTTTCTCGACGAGTACCGCGGCCGATGGGACGCTATGGAAATCATCGAGACGATCTTCTCCATACACCGAAAGTGGCACCCGCGCAAGTTCGGGTTGGAAAAAGGACAGATTTCGCTTACACTAGACCAGTTCCTCCAACGTAGAATCCGTGAGGAAGGACTGTATGACCTTCATGTCGAAGAGTTACCCCCGGGTAAACAAGACAAGGAGTTGAGAGCAAGGACGATTCAGGGCTTGATGTCCCTAGGCCAAGTTTGGTGGCCGGAAGGAGCCCTGTGGGTTGACGACGCAATGAACGAGTTGCTTCGCTTCCCATCCGGTGTAAAAGACGACCGTGTGGACGCCGCCGCATGGATTGGCAAGATGATTGCTGACGCTGCTTACGTAGGTGAGGGGAGACCCAAAGCCGAGAAACAAACGAAGTCGTGGAAGCAAAAACTCGCGGGATATGTCACTGGTGGCAAGTCCGGTAAAAAACCTCATATGGCGGCGTAAGATATGGCAAAAGAATTTAACGCATTCGGTGGCGACTACGTAGAAGACAACAAGCAGGCGCTTGCTGAACTCACACAGACCCCCGAACAAGATGCGATTGTAGAGACCCAATGGTCTGCATACACACGGGCACGCGATGCTGGGCACCTTGATTGGGTGGAAGAAGCGCGCAGCTTTGACGACTACTACTATGGCGACCAGTGGGACGATGAGGTCAAGTCGACTCTCGATGCCCAAGGCAGACCGTACTACTCCGTCAACTTGGTACTCTCGACAGTCAACGCTGTCATTGGCGAGTACATCAAGTCGCGTCAGGACATCAGCTTCGTGCCGATGGGCAAGGGCGCGAATCAGGAGACAGCGAGTTCACTCCGCTTCCTGTTCAAACAAATAGCGACCAACAACAAGTCCGAACAGAAAGAAAAGACCATGTTCACTGATGGCTTGATCCAGGATCGCGGATATTTCTACTACTACATGGATTTCAGTGATAACCAAGAGGGTGAGATCCGAGAAGAGGTTCTCGACCCGACTGACGTTATCCTAGACCCCGGCGCCAAAGAGTATGACCCGTCCACATGGAACGAGGTCTTCATCAGCCGCTGGATGACACCTGACGAGATTGGAGCATTGTATGGGCCTGAGTTTAGAGATCAAATTGAACTGGCCGCAGCCAACGGTACATTCGGTCATGACAGCTTGGAGTGGGAAGCTCCCAACTTCGGCGGCGACCACTACAACAGCGAAACCTTCTTTCAGCCCGACGCGGATGAAGTTAAGAGGGTCAAACGGATCCGAGTTATCGAGCGTCAGTATCGGAAACTCAATCGTACCGCGTTCTTCGTTGACCAACCTACGGGCGATATGCGACGCGTACCTGAAGGATGGGACACTGATCGCGTAAAGGCATTTGCACAACAGAACGACCTCTCGATGATCTGGAAGCCAGAACGTCGCGTTCGCGTAACCATCACCGCTGACAAGCTGATCCTGCATGATGGCTGGAGCATGTTCTCCAAACTCGCAGTGGTTCCGTTCTTCCCGTACTTCCGTAGAGGACGTCCGTTCGGTCTGGTAAGAAACTTAGTTGACCCACAGGACATGCTAAACAAGGTTACGTCGCAGGAACTGCACGTCGTCAACACGACCGCAAACTCAGGCTGGGTCTTCACCACTGGGTCACTGGTTAACATGGATCGTGATGACTTAGCGACTCAGGGCTCAAAGACTGGGCTCGTACTCGAAGTCGCACAGGGCGCAGAACCCCCACAAAAGATTCAACCGAACCAGATACCAAGTGGCTTAGCCGAGATCGGCAGCAAGGCCGGCACGTTCTTCCGCGAGATCTCAGGCGTCAACGAGGCACAGCTGGGTATCCAGCGCAGTGATTCCTCGAAGGCACTGGACGCTCGTAAGCAGGGCGGCATGATTCAGCAGGAAATCATATTCGACAACCTCGCTCAGACGCGCGAACTGCGTGCAGAGATCATGCTGGAAATGGTTCAGAACTATTACAGTGAGACTCGCCTGATCCAGGTTTTCAAGAAAAACGAGGATGGCGACGAGGAACAACAGGAACTAGCGATCAACCAGCCAGTGTACGTGTTGGACCCAGAGACACAGGAAGCTGTAGAGGAGATCCGCAACGATCTCACAATCGGCGAGTACTCGGTTGTGGTCGGTACAATCCCCAGACGTGAAACGTACGACGAGGGGCTGTTTGATCAGCTGGTGTCGATGCGTGAAATGGGCGTACAGATCCCCGATCACATTCTCATTCAGAACTCACAGCTGCCGGACAAGGCAGAGGTTGTGGAGACGGTCAAGCAGATCCAAGGTCTGGCCGCACCAAGCCCAGAAGAGATGCAGCGTCAGCAGCAGATTCAGGAAATGGAAATGCGTTTGCTGAACGCTCAGGTTACGAACGAGGAGGCGCAAGCCATGGAGCGCAAGGCCAATGCAATGAAGTTGCAGGCACAGGCGCAGTCGGAAGTACAGAACCCAGAAATCAAGAAACTAGAGATTGGCACCAACGCTCGCGTCGAAATGGAGCGTATGGGCGCCACAATGCAGTCAAATCGCGAAGATTTACAGACAAGAATTCGCATTGCTGCAGGAAAAGAAGGTACAATGACCAACATCGCTCAGATGGAGTCCATGACACAACGCAACGTAGCCGGCATGAACCGTATGGCCGGGTTGCAGAAGTCGCTAATGGATCTGAAGAGCAAAGCGGAAGATCGCAAGGCCGGTCAGGTTGAGAAGGAAACTAAACAATCTGAGAAAGACAGCGCTAAGAAATCGCCCACGAAGGCGTAAAACGGAGCAACACAATGAGTAAGAACGATATCCCCGGTGATGACCTCACCGCTGATGCAGCTTTGGCTGTGGAACACACACCAGAACGTGCCGCTGATCAACTGGCACACTTGGGCGGAGAACTCGACGACGACGTAGATGGCTTTGATGCTGCCGGTCTCGACGACGGATCAGTCCTACCAGACGACTACGACCCCCTTAACCCAGCCCCGGCGGCGTCACAAAGTGACGAAGAAACTGAAGAGGAAGCGACTGATGAAGAAGCTGATGATGAAGTTGTTGAGGACGCTCCTGACGCGGAAGCCGAAGAAGAGCCTGAAGCCGAAGCCGAAGAAAGTGATGATGAGGAAGAGCCAGCTAAGCCGCCGAAAGGCATCCCCAAACACCGATTCGACGAAGTAAACGAACGGCGCAAAGCGGCCGAGGAAGAACTCGCTCGTCTCCAAGCACAGGTGGAAGCTGGGAAGCCGCCTGAAGAAGCGGAAGAAGTGTACAACATTCGTGACAACGAGAAGGAGTACATGGATCTGTTGCTGGATGGTGACACGGAAGCAGCACTCGCTAAGCGCGAAGAGATCGACGCGGCTAAGTACGCCTCTTGGAAAGCTGAAACGCAGTCTGCGACGAAGACTGAGCTCAGCAGCGAAGCTGAGACGCAGGAACTTGTTGCTATGTCCAAAGAAGCAGAGCAGATGTTCGACGTGTTCAACCCCGACAGCGACAACTACAACCAGCCGATGCTCGACAAGGTCATGGTGTTTATGCGCGGATACGAGGGTGAAATGAATCGCAGCGACGCATTCGTAGCAGCCTTGGCCGACGTGGTTGAGATGTATGACCTAATGCCGGATGCGGATGGAGAATCGGATGGTTCATCACCGAAACCAACCGGTAAAGCCAAGGTTGATCCTAAGAAGGCTAAGCTGAAAGAAAAGGCTCACGTGCCAGTCGGCGGCGAAGGCCAAGGCTCAGCAGTAGCCGGTGCGGTTGTACCGAGCATCGAAGATATGTCTGATGAAGAGCTCGACGCCCTTCCCGAGAAGACATTAGCGAGAATGCGCGGCGACATTATGTAGGCCAAATACCCCTTCACTTGTTGACAAGTGAAGGGGTTTTAGATCATAATCCGTATTCGTCCTACGCTCGGACGTAAAACCTATGAGCGGAGTCGACCTCCTTAAAAGCGAAACGCACGTCGCCCGACGGTAAAGCAGGCAAAACCCGCACAATGATGTGCAACTTTATTTGTTTCGTTTATAATTTTTGGAGAGTCAATAATGACTGCAACAAACTTTAACAACCTGACATCAGAACAGAAGACCGTATGGTCTCGTCAAGTTTGGAAAGCGGCGCGCAACTTAGCGTTCACGACCAAATTTACGGGCAAAGGTCCGAATGCAATGATTCAGCGTATTACGGAACTCACGAAGTCTGAGAAGGGAACTCGCGCAGTATTGACACTGGTCGCCGATCTGGAAAGTGATGGCGTAGGTGGAGACAACCAGTTGGAAGGCAACGAAGAAGAGATCAAGGCTTACGACCAAGTAATCCAGATTGATCAGCTTCGTAACGCTAACCGACACAAAGGTCGTCTCGCTGACCAGAAGTCTGTTGTGAATTTCCGTGAACAGTCCCGTGATGTTCTCGCTTACTGGCTTGCCGATCGAATCGATCAGCTTGCCTTCCTGACGCTTGCAGGTGTGTCTTACGCTAACACGAACCGTGGCGCAACTCGTAGTTCTACTACGTTTGCTAACCTCGACTTCGCGTCTGACGTTACGGCACCTTCTACGAACCGTTACCGTCGATGGGATGCTACTTCAGGTCTCGAAGCCGGTGCAACTGGTTCCGTAGCTGCAGCTGACACCCCTTCTTGGGCAATGTTGGTTGAACTGAAAGCGTATGCCAAAGACAAGTATGTCCGAGGAATCAAAGGCCCAGGTGGAATGGAATTCTACCATGTGTTTATGAATCCGCAGGGCATGGCTAAACTGCGGCAGGATCCTGATTACTTGGCTAACGTCCGTAACGCTGGCGTCCGTGGTGGTTCTAACGAACTGTTCAAGGGCACAGATACGGTCATGGTCGACGGTCTGATGATCCACGAATATCGTCATGTCTACAACACACAGGGTGCCGCTTCTGGTTCCAAGTGGGGAAGTGGCTCGACGGTTGACGGACAGGCAGCTCTGTTCTGCGGCGCCCAAGCAATGGGTCAAGCGGACATTGGTGCTCCGGAGTGGGTTGAGAAAGGCTTCGACTACGATAACCAACAGGGTATCTCGGTTGGCAAACTGTTCGGCTTCTTGAAGCCGGTCTTCCGTTCTAACATCGATGGCACTGACGAAGATTTTGGCGTCATTCGCTGCGATACAGCAATCTAAGGGAGATAAGATATGACTACTTTAGCAGTAGGCCCCGCACAAACTCGCGGTTTTGTACTCTCGGCATTTGCATCCTTCGACATCAGTGACCTCGCGGACACGGTAGGCAGCACGCTGTTCACCCTCCCGCTTGGCGCAACGATTGTTGGCGGCCGGCTTTCGGTTACCACAGTGTTTGACGGTGGAACATCTGTCGCAATTATTTGCGGCGATGCCACTGATCCAAACCGGTATCTCGCAGCTGGTGATGCTAAAACGGCTACAGATGATGAGCTGATTGGCACGACGGGTTATTCTATCGTCGCTGCAGATCGAGCCATTACTGTAACGTACACCGATGGCGGCACAGCTAGTACAGCTGGCGCTGGCGAAGTTCTGGCAGTTTATGCAGATCCGAGCTACAACACCATCAACCAAGAGTAAAGCTCTACCTGTAGGACCTAAGACCCCCAGCTTCGGCTGGGGGACTTTTTAACAACAAGAGGATTTACATCATGCCTATGATGATATGCCCGTTCGATCAACAGATTATTTCCCTCACCGGCCACACCCCGAAATTCGAAGCTAACGTACCCCTGTGGGTATCTGACGCTAAGGGTCTAGCCGCGGAATGTTTAGCACGCGGCGCCAAGATGTACGATGGGCCGCCGCCGCCGCCAGCAGAAGAGCAACTGGATGCAGCCCCGGCTGAAAAGAGCGACAATGGAAACGATGCGGAAGCAGAGTTTGCAGTGGCTCTAGATGGAGCTATACTTAAGATTCTGATGCGCGACGACCCGACCGACCTGAAGAGTGATCTAACTCCGAAAGTCACGAAAGTCACGGCAGAAATGTCGCCAGATCTGCGACGCCCGACTGCAACGGAAATATCCGATGCATACCAGCGTTTGCAGGAGAACATTGATTTAGCGGAGTAAGGTATGTCAGCGACGGTACAAGACGTAATCGACGAAGTTCGATTTACGATCCATGATGAAACTGCGTCAGCGTATCGTTGGACAGACATTGAGCTGATTGACTACGTCAATGCAGCATCGCGCCAGATCGTTTCGTTCGTGCCTGAAGCTAACCTTCTCTCCACCATACTCACATTTACTAATACGATCGCAAAACAAGCAATACCCACAGGGGGGATTAAGTTTGTTAAGGTCTTGAACAATGTGAGCCCAGCTGATGCTGTCACGATACAGGGTCCAGTACGTCAAGCGGAAAAGGACGCGCTCGATTCATACGACCCAAATTGGGAACACGACACCACTATAAAGACGTTGGCCGGCGCCACTAACTTCTTCGACCACTACTGTCACGACCCACGCGACAAGAAGGCGTTTTACGTGTATCCGCCAGCAAGCGGCTCTGCGTACGCGAAGGTGCAGTACTCAGCTGTACCAACGGCTGTGACAGCTGTTGGTGACACTATTCCGCTCGACGACGAGTACCTCGAAGCGTATTATACCTACGTGACTTATCGAGCGCTTACCAAGGAATCCCGCGACACGCTCCCCGGCGCATACCGCCAAGAGCTGTACAACAACTTCCTTGCGTCTCTCGGCTTAAAGATCCAGGCCGACCAGAGGGTCAGTCCTGAGCAGAACCAAGCACCAGAGGCTCCATAATGGCCGTAGCTATCAGCACAATGACCCCGGAACTCAGAACGGAGTTGCCGAACATACTCACCCCGATTCTCAACGCGGCGGTGTACCGTGTCATTCGTCAGTTCTTTTGGGAGTCTGAGGCATGGAAGTACACATACGACAATGGACTCGATTGGACACTGAATCAGCTTGAGATCCCAACACCCGTCCCCGGCGTCGATATACCGGCCAATACGATAGTGAAGCGTGTCGACACAATCATGTATGACGCTGACGGAACTGATTGGGACACAGAGATCCCATTCAAAACCCGTGACCAACTCGATCGTTCAAACCCTGACTGGTACACAGAAACCGGCTCGTCGCCGAAAGCGTGGACTCATGGTAACGATGGGGCTGCGATAATCATTCCGCAGACTACAGCCACTGTATCGACGTCATTGTTGGTTCGAGCTGTGATCGCGCCAGTGTTCACGGACATGACCGACACTCTGCCGGACTCTTGGTATTACGAATTTGAAGAGACCCTTAAAGCTGGGGTGCTCACACAACTTATGAAGCAGCCCGGGAAAGACTGGTCTGACCCGCAGATGGCAGTGTTCTATGGCAACATATACGGTATCGGGGTGCTGAAGGCTAAGTCTCGTGCGCAATCCGACTTTGGTCAACCAAAGGATGAGATGGCGTATGGCGGGCTTTAAGCTAGACGTCTTTAAGGGTCTACGCCCGAAAGTAAGTGCCACTAAGTTAGGACTTGGGCAGGCAAGTATTGCGGAGAACTTGAAGCTAGGCTCCGGGGACTTAGAACCTATCCCCGACAAGTCGACTGTACAAGCAGTTGGCTCCGGCCGCATGTCCCGAACGATTTACCGGTTTGACAATGCTGGGTCACCAGTATGGCTTGAGTGGGATGACTACGTCGATGTAGCACGTGGGCCGGTTAAGGACGACTCGTTAGAGCGAACCTACTACACCGGCGACACGACGGGCAACGGCTCTCCGAAGCTCACTACTACTGCGTTAGCAGATTTAGGTGGTGGTGGACCTTACCCCGAGGACTGGTTGTATATCGGAGTCCCGGCACCAGCGCTTGCGCCGACAGTAACACCGCAGGGCTTGCCAGAAGAACAAGCCGCTGACGACAGGTTCGCGTCAGGCTTTAAGTGCGACGAGTTCAAAATTGACTACGTTAACTGGACCGTATACCCGGGCACAGGAACCCGTAACCAAACATGGCGCGCGAACTCTGCAGCGCTCGCTTATATCGGATTTGATATACAGCCAGGAACGTCGTTCCGCGTACGATCTATCATAAACGCCAACAAAATAACTGTCGAGTCGTTCTCCGAACCCGGAGTGTCAATGCGCACTCTAAACTCGGACAAAACAACGCCGTTCGACTGGCATCCAATGGATGAGCAGGGCACGAGCCCGAACCAAGAAGCTGAGTTCATAGGCTGGCGCATCCCGGTCGGCATGGAACTCATCATCGATAACCATGAACTTACCGTGGGCGACGTGCTTACTGTTTCAGCGGTTAACCAATACCCGCAGTTCTTTAACTCGCTAACAACCGATTTCTACGAACAGGACTGGCCTACAGAAACCCTGTTCTCTGAGATGGCCGCATCTCGCTTCCGCGTAACTGATGTAAGCGTCACACCGTCAGCTGTACTAGGCGACTCCCAGTGGGAGATCTACGGCAGCTTTTACTACGACGTTGATCGCGCTGCTTCGACGCAAAGCGAGTTAGAAGATCGTCAGTACGTATACACGTACGTAAACAGTCTCGGCGAAGAAGGTCCGCCTTCTGAGCCGTCTAGCGTCGTACAAGCGCTTGACGGATCGTCAGTTCTATTGTCAGAAATGTCCTTGCCGCCCACGATCGGCTACGATATTACGCAGATGCGACTTTACCGCACCAACTCTACAGAGGCCGGTACTGAATACCAGTTTGTGAAAGAGTTTGATGTATCTCGCACCACGAGGGACGAGGTTGCTAGTGTTGACCTAGGCGAAGTCATTGCGACTACAACTTGGGATCCACCACCGGCCACCATGAAAGGCATAACGACCATGCCCAACGGCATGCTCGTAGGCTTTGTGGGCAAGCAACTTCACTTCTGTGAACCGTTCTTCCCCCACGCTTACCCTGCGGAATACGACCAAGCGGTGGACTACAACATCGTCGGCTTGGCTTCTTTCGGAAACTCTGTCGTTGCACTGACAGAAGGCTGGCCGTATATCATAACCGGCTCGCATCCACGTAACGTCAACGTCCGACCGATAAAAGTTAACCAAGCGTGTGTCAACAAAGAGTCGATCGCAACGTCCGGCGATAAAGTATATTACGCTTCCCCTGACGGACTCATCGAGATTGGCGTCAATGGAATTCGTATCGCTACGGAATCGCTGCTCGACAAAGAAGACTGGGCAACTTATTCACCGAGTAACATGGTGTCTGAGTTCTATGAGGGACGTTACTATGGATTCTACGACTTCGACGTAAGTGCCGTAGACGATGTAATAACTGCCGAGGTCTCTGGCACGATCACAGACGCGGACGAACTGAATATCACGGACGGTGGCAGGACTGTTATCCTTACGCTGACCAATGATAACTGGATCGCGGCCGGTACGAGCTTCGATAACCAGCGTCAGAACATCATCGATGGTCTCTCGGACGAAGCGGCCTCACCACAAACACTCGGTTGGGACAACATCGTTCGGGACACTGATCTCGGAGTTACTGACGTCGTTCGCACGAGTGATACGGTTGTTACGATTACGCTCCCAGCTTCTGCAGGGTATGCCATATCACAAGCTGAAACTATCCGAGCTACGATCCCGCACGCCGCTTTGCTGATCTCGAACACTGATATTACAACGCAGACGTTCACCATTGAGCCCAACGCTATAATTGCGACTTCAACACTCACCGGCACACTCGGTGGGGCTGCAGAAGCAGATATCGTCACAGGCGGCGACACGGTCATCATCACGCTGACGTACGACACATGGCAGACGACCCTCACCACCGCGATGCTGCAGGCGATCATCGACGGACTAAAATCTTCTACCAACGAAGTCAACGGGTGGAACAACGAGGTGCCACAGCTGATTAGTACGACATCTGTCGTACGTACGAGTGACACTGTGGTGACAGTTACGTTACCAGCAGTGCCGAATTATGCTGTAGAAAACAACGAGACGATCACTGCTACGATCCCACACGAAGCCTTGGTGCTGCAGCAGGACGAAGACTCTGTGTCTATTAACTCACTCGGCATCATAGCAACTGGCGCACTCTCAGCTCTCTTCTCTGGCACAGCCATAGACGGTGGAATAACCGAGGCCGAGGTTGTCGCTGGTAGTGAGACGATCATCATTACGCTGACGAATGACACGTGGATCGCTGCCGGGACTGGCCCAATAGGCACGACCGCGCAGTCGCAAGAACTTCTCGACGCACTGATTGCTACGACGTCGCAAACGCTGGGTTGGAATAACGTCGTCTCAGCCGACCTAGATCCAACTTACTTGGTACGTACCAGCAGCACAGTTGCTACTATCACGCTACCGGCTCAAGCTACGTACAGCGTAGATACCGACGAGACTATCGGCATGACGATCCCGGCCTCGGTTCTCACAGCCGCTGGTGCGCTAGTCGTGTCGAACACATTCGGTATCACTTCGCAGATACCAGCAACCCTTACGTTGTCTGGAACAATCATTTCGGCACCTCCAACCGAAGCAGATATAGTTGCGGGCGGAAAGACGCTCATCATGACGTTAGCTAACGAAACATGGAAAGTAGCCGGTACTGGTCCGATAGGCAGCAGCAGCGATACTTCGCTCCTGTTACTCGGTATTGATTCAGCGCAGTCTGAAACCACGGGCTGGGATCTCGAAGTGAAAGCGAACCTTGTAGCTGGCGATATTGTACGTACCAGCGACACGGTCGCCACAGTAACATTCGGTGCCGAGGCTGCGTACGACATTACCGCTACGGAGACGATCACGGTCACCGCACCAACGCAGGCACTGACTATCGCCGCTGGTGCTGTCGTCGCGTCTCCCACGTTCCAAGTTACTGCTGCAGGCGTAGTGAGCGCTGCTGTAACAGGAACGATGACAACCGACTCACCGAACCAAGCCGATATCGTCGCAGGCGGCGACACATTCATAATCACGCTGACCAATGATACTTGGGTAGCTGCGGGTGCTGCGTTCAACGCAATCCGGCAAGACATTATTGATGGCCTGGATTCTGCCCAATCAGAAACCAATGGCTGGAACAATGAGGTTCGTGACGGTTCGATGGTCACGACCAACGTAGTGCGCACCAGCGACACGGTCGTTACGGTTACTGTCCCAGCAACCGCGGCTTATAGCACGACCGCTAACGAGACCATTACAGTCACCGTTCCCGCATCCGCTCTCGTCCTCTCAGCAGGGGCAATCACTGCGTCCCCAACGGTTGATGTGCTCGCACAGGCTGGTCCTACTACTGTAGCACTGACGGGAACGATCACTTCATCTTCAGATGAAGACGACATAGTTACAGGCGGCAAGACAATTATCCTGACGCTTACGAATGACACGTGGCTCGCAGCCGGCACCGGCCCGATTGGATCGACTGCTAACACGCAAGCGATCATCGATGGCATAACAGCAGCGTCTTCCCCAACCAACGGTTGGAACAACGAGATCAGAGATGGTTCTCTGACCACCGCTCAGGTCGTGCGTACCAGCGACACGGTCGCTACGATCACCCTTGTCGCAGACGCAGGGTATGACATTACTCATACATCGACTGAGACGGTCACTGCGACAGTCCCTGCTGCTGCCCTGAGTATCAGTGCCAGCGCGCCTGTTGCCTCGCCTACGTTCACTATCGACTCGGTCGCACCGCCTGCTACTACTGCTGCACTGACAGGAACAATCACGGCAGCTATAGATGAAGACGACATAGTTACAGGCGGCAAGACAATTATCCTGACGCTTACGAATGACACGTGGCTTGCAGCCGGTACTGGTCCGATTGGATCGACTGCTAACACACAAGCGATCATTGATGGCATATCAGCAGCAGGCACACCAACCAACGGGTGGAACAACGAGATCCGAGATGGTTCTCTGACCACCGCTCAAGTGGTACGCACGAGCAGCACAGTTTGTACGATCACTCTCGTAGCGGACGCTGGGTACGACACTGGTGCCACCGAAACGATCACAGCTACGATACCAGCAGCTGCGCTTACCACCAGTGCGATTGCGGTTGTTGCGTCGCCCACGTTTGATATAACGCATGTGGGTCCCGCAGTATCACCAGTTAATCCCGGCAAAAGCAACTCAAGAGGACTTGGTACTTGCTACTCGGGCGTAACTTGGAACGCTGATGGAATCGAATACATTAACCTCGCGGCCAACCCCGTAGCGACCAATAGTCAGGGCGCTTGGTTAGACTCCGGCACAGTGGCCGAGGTGTGGGTTGAGGTCACTGAAACTGTCGGTGCTTTCGACATTGGCCCTCTCGGCAGGCTGCAACTAAACACATCTAGAGTATTCTACAAGGTACAGTCGAGTGTTGGATCTAGTTCGGTAACCTGCTACTTTAGCTTCTATGATGCTGCGAGTGGTGGCAATCTGCTTGCTACTTCCGCGACAAACACATACACAGCTGAACGCACATAGGGAAATGGATTAATGCCAGGCGTAATAATTTTTGATCCAGACGACGACTCAATCGGCCTCTCTGTCGGAGACGACCAAGCTGCGGGTGTATATCTCGATATCGAGACAGATACGCTGTACTTAACGGATCTGTCGAACATCATAGAATGGGAAGGCGACGCGGCGTCCAACATGACTTATACTTGGCGCTCAGGCCGACTGCGCGCTGCGAAGAAAATAAACCTCGGCGGGCTTATGGTCGAGGCGGATTCATACGACTCGCTAATAGTTAAGCTTTATGCAATGCTAGATAACACGCTGACATTGATTACTACACTTACAATTACTGACGACGAGCCAGTGAGAATCCCCGGCGGATACTTGTCAAATCTATACGAGATAGAAGTCGTAAGCACTGATCGAGTCACAGGCATCACACTCGGCCAAAGCATCTTCGACTTGGCCTCGGGGGGTTAGACCCCATGACCGTCTCAACCTTTACCGCAGCAGCAAGGGCGCTAAAAGAGCGTCAGAAGAACCGTAACTTACCCTCGGTCGAAATCCCGGTGGTGAAGGAAGACGAGCTTGCGCGCACGCTACAAGGTATTCAAGAACACCTCCGTATGTATGAGGGCGACTCAGGCGCGCCGAAAGAACGCTTCGTTACAATCGCTGAGCTTGAAAACGCCGGCTTAATTAAGGCTGACGTCAAAGGCCGGTTTGCGTTTATCTCGCAGACTCTTGGTAAGGACGTCTCACAAAAAGCTGGCTCCACGCTTAACCCGACGCAGAATGATCCTGTTAAGAATGACACGTCCCGACAACCTATGAAGCCAGGAGCTGGTGGTTCCGGAACCACGTCTGGGTCAGTCTCGTCAACTACTCAGCTTAACGATTCGAAAGACGTTAATGTAGCGAAGCCAGTAAAGAATGAGTTCCTATATTATGACGGAAACAAATTCACGAACTTCGCGCTGTTCAAGAAAGAGAACCAGTGGTTAGGAGCCCAGCGTTTTGATAAACCGTTGCGCTTACAAGAACGAGCTGATGGTCCCGCCGCACTTGATGGGCTGGGTTATCTTTGGGTCAAGGACGATACGCCGAACACGTTGTGGTTCACCGACGACGCCGGCACTGAGACACAGCTAGGAACAGGCGGATCACTGACCCCTTGGACTGAAGACATAGATGGCGGCGGCTTTGGCCTCGATAACATTGACCGTCTTGAGATCCAGGACGCTGGCGCTACAGACACAGCCACGTTCACCCATGACGGTACGGACTTCAACACCGCGTTTGCTAACACTACAGACTGGAACATCACCGGCCTCACTACCCTCAAAGCCGGTAACTATACGTTCAACGTAGATGAGACGGTAGGCGCAGGACAAGACAACTTCGTCCTGACATACGATAACGGCACAGGGGAAATCGGCCTAGAGGCTGCAGGCGGTGGCATCGACGACGGTACTACCGAAGGACATCTACTCTATTGGGATGTGGTAGCTGGCGCGTGGACAGAATCATCAACCTCCGTAACAATGCAAGACGATTATACCGGCTCCGGGGGCAAGTTAACGCTCAGTCCAGCTTCTTCATCCTTAGCAGCAGCAGCAGCGTTTACAGTTGACGCCACAATAGGGGGCGCAACTGCTTTCACTGGCCTAGCAATGTATGGGACCCAGTCTGGCGACGTATTCTCGCTATTCATGGACCAGCAGCCATCCGCAGCCAATGAGTACGTTGAGTTCCGCTATGTCGGTTCAACTTCGTCAAAACCACTGTCGTTCCGCCGCGACGGCGAGTTGTATATCAATGACTCTGGTCTTAAGGTAGGTACAGCCGGAAGCCTGTTCTTATTGGAGCAAACCATTGCCCCATCAGACAAAGCTGGCTACGGTCAGCTCTGGGTTAAGGACGATACGCCCAATACGCTATGGTTCACCGACGATGCGGGGACTGATACCCAGCTAGGAACAGGCGGCGGCGGTGGACTCGACGGAACAGCTGCTGAGACTATATCAGGCGCTTGGACTTTCTCGGCTGACATCAACCTCACCGGCCAGCCGTCAATCGCCAACGCTAAGTACTTACGTTGGGAGAACTCAGGTGGCACTGATTACAACATGATCACCCTGTGGAGTAATAACCAGTTCTACGTCGGCGACACCACTACTGTCATGCACCTACGAGGCACTCAGCTATACCTAGAAGGTGGGACGTCAGGTACTACGGTACAAGATGCCTTCTACATAGACGAGGGCTTCAGCAATTCCACTACGCTTACCGACTTCGACACGGCGCTGGCAGGTGATGATGGTGCGATTAAGCCCATCTCAAGTGGTTTCGCTATTACCAATGCACCTTCTGGTGCTAACTACTGGACTGGCTTCGAGGTCAATCAGACTATTTCTGGTGACTACCGCCATCAGTTCGTGCTACCAACAGCCAGCGGCTTGCTTGCTTCACGCTATGTGGCCGCTGGTGTGTTCGGGTCTTGGCACTACTACAGCTCTGACGCAAAGGATGCAACCGTTACGGGGGACAGGACTTTCAACGGTACTACCAATGCTATCAACGGCACTACACTGAATCTTGCCCCGTCTGGTAACATCAATATTACTGCCGCAGCTACTCAAATCCTTAGTGGCAACAAGCTACGGTTCATGGACAGCACCAATACCGATTATGCTGACTTCTCCCACGACGGTACTGACTTCAACACCGCGTTCGCCACAACGACTGACTGGAATATCACTGGCATTACTGCTATTAAGGCAGGTACTGTAGACGCTGACTTCGATGCGATTACTGCTACTAGCTACGGTGGCATCACGGAAGCAAACCTCGTCGGCAAGACATCAACAGAGACTATCTCTGGAGCGTGGACGTTCTCTACTGCTCCGATAGTAAGTGCAGGCTTTAGTGCTACGGGGCAGATCGACCTAGTCACAACTGGCACCCTAGGTACTGGTGAGACTACTGGAATGCGCATCGAGGCACATGACGGTGACCTTCATGACGTAGGGCTCAATACTCTGCCCCGTAGCGCAGACAACAACAGTAGCTTCACGCTAGCCGCCCAACACTGCGGACAGCTCTGGGACAAGACCTCCGGTACTGCTTACACTATGACGCTAGAGGACAGCGGCTCTTCGGACTTCCCTGTCGAGGGCATCGTTACTGTTATGAATAGCTTCACTTCAGGTGACCTTACGATCACTGAAGGTACTGGTACGACTCTCTACTACATGGACCCAACCTCTGGGCGCGTAGACACAGCTGGGGGCTGCACTGTCGGACCTGGAGGCGTAGCTACAATCAGACGAGCAGGTACAACAACTTACTATATCTGGGGGTCAGCGATAACAGCATGAGTATGAGTGCATTCCCTTTCGGTACGTGTGCAGCAGCGGGTGACGCCTCAACACCACTCGCAACTGTATCACCCGTAGCTAACGGTGACAGCAATACTCGCGGCTTAGGCACGTGCTACGTTGGTATTGGGTTCAAGGCAGACGGAATAGAGTACGAAAATGCGGCGGCAAGTTCAAATCCAACGATATCACAGGGAGCATGGCTCGACACCGGTTCGGCCTCTGATGTCTATATCGAAGTGGTCAACGTCACCAACTCATTCACAACCGGTCCGGTATCTGGCATACGAACGCAGGCATCCGGCGGCGGCTGTGTGTGGTACAATTCTCAGGCATCTGTCGGCAGCAACACTTGCACGGTCTACTTTAAGTTTTGGGATCAGCCAATAGCCGGCAATCTTTTAGCAACAACCAGCAACTCCACTTGGACTTGCACGAGGACTTAATCATGGAAACGATAGGCGTAATTGTATTGGTAGTATTCATAGCCGTATTTATTGGCAGACTCTATTACCGCAAAAAGAATAGCCCGACAAGCGGCACAGTAACGGGCAGTGGGCGAGACGATCGCACGCGCGGCACACGCAGAAAAGGCTGACAACACAGGGTTTCTCGTGGTAACATAGCCCCGTTAGCCAATAACTTACAGGAAATAATAATGTTTCAGCCAGTCAGTCAAGAACAGGTACAACAGGCCGCTCATATACTCCTAGCCGTACTCTCAGACGAGAGCGTCTCCATCCCGGCTAACTTAATCGACGGGGTAGTATCTGGTAAGACGCTCATCCGCGGTTTAATCAGCGGTGAGCTCGTAGTTTGCGCTTCTGTTGAAGGTGAGGGTGAAAACCCCAAACCGGATACGAAGGAAGTCTCAGAGAAGGCAGCGGCGTGACAGCCCACAGGTTCCCAAGTTAAACTGTTAGGCTATGGATAGCTATATGCACAAGGAAGTGCTTTTCGTGCTCGGAGAATACAATGCCCATCGGCTTTAACGTAGCGAACCCCGATCGAACTGGAGAACAATCCGTCAAGGATTCGATAGCCCGTGGTATCCCCATGGAAGCTGGCGCCAATCGTTTAGTCGACCAACATCGCGGCAACGTCAATGATCTTACCCAAGAGCAGGGTCGACTGGCAGCTGGCGCAAGCTCCGCTGTACAGCAGAAGTTCGGCAGAGTCGGGGGTGGTTCGTTCGCCCAGAGGCTAGAGCAGAACATCCGACGCAGCAAAGCCCGCCAAGGCATTAACAACCGTGGCGACGCGGCTATCCGAAACCAACAGCTCAAGGATCGATTACAGATGGCAAAGTCCTCTGCCAATCGTAGAGGCATCATACAGAATTCAGCGGCTAACGCGTCCAGCATAAAATCAGGCTTGGCCGCAAGCCGATTATCAGCGAGCGACCAAGTCAAGTCAGCATACGGTGGCGCAGCCGGTTTTATAACGGGCGCAGCTATCAGGGGCTTTGGTGATAACTTATTCAACAGCGATTCGTCTGTTCCAGTAGAGACGGATCTAGGTACAGGCGCGGCCGACTTTACGAATAGCGGCGGCGGCTTCAGCATATTCAGTGGCGGAGGAACTCTAGATGCCTAGTGCAATGCCAGGATTAGGCGGATTCCAGTTCAACGCTTCCGCTCGCAGCAACCAGAACCTATATGACGCGGCACCTCGCTCTGACATAGAATCGCTAGAGAGAATAGCTGGTCGTGAAGGCTTGGCAAACGACAGACGTTTGTCTGGCGACCTCGCTATGATCGACGACGCAGCTAACCGAGTAGGTGAGGAATCAGCAGTAGCTGCCTCCAACCTATCGGCACAACGTCAGTCTGATAATGACGAGGCACAGTTCGAGCGTGCAACTCGCGGCATGGACTTGTCCCCCCGGCAACAGAAAGCAGCTAACCGTAGGTTAGGCTTAACGCGCAGTCTAAACCGCGCATCAGCAGCTGGGTCGACACGACGTGGATTCACAGATCGCTCTAAGGCAGCATCAGCTTCCGGGCAAGGCTTCTCAGATGCCCTCTTCAGTCAACGTGTAAGTGGTCGAACTGGCCTCGCACAAGCCGAAGGGGCTAGGTTATCAGCAGAAGCACAGAGAGATGCTAACAAGAAATCATCAAAGATCGGCCTGATAGGATCAATAATAGGAGGCGCCCTCAGCTTCTTCTCGTCTGAGGAGCTCAAGCATGACCGTGGTCATGAGGGCGACCTTCTTAAGAAGCTGAAGAATGTACGAGTCAACCGCTGGCAGTACAAGGGTGACGACAAGACACACGTCGGACCGTTTTCAGAAGAATTTAATAGGGAGTTCGGCATAGATACAGATCGTCCGGACATGATTAATGTGATTGACGCACTCGGCGTAACCTTGGGTGCAGTTAAAGAACTCGACAAGAAGATCTCACATGGCAGGTAATTCCTTTTCAGCAAACGCCTTTGCTAACAACTTCATGACAGGCTTCAGCTTCGTCGACGAAATCAAACGTCAGAAGAAAGCAGACCAACGTCTTGAGGAACGACTCGCGCAAGAGAAAGAAGAGCGTTCGTTCCAGCGCAGTAGGCAGGTTAAATCTGATAAGCGCATCGACACTTTATTCGGTCAACAGCAGGAAGACCGCGTAGACGCACTTGAGGAAGAGCGTCTCAGGGAAGAGGGCGATCAGTTCGCTCTGCAGAACCCAGACGCAACACCCGAAGAACTCGCGCAGTTCGCACCATACTCACCGGAAGCTGCCGCTGCACTGAAGCGACAGAACGAGCAGAACCGCATCTCCGGTGCAATCCGGGGCGCAGGAACTATCCCACGTGGCGGACAGCAGCAAGCAGGCGCAGTAACTCAGGCACAGGGGAATCAGTCACTAAGTGGCGGGGTTCAAACCTTGGAAGGTCAGCAGGGAGCTCCTGCCGACACAGCGACTTTAGAACAACGCGGCGAAGCAGCTGCGGGTTCACAGGCACAGCCAGTAGGCGGTGCCGGTTTTAATTTCGCACCAGACAAAGGACTTGGTGGCTTACAGGAAATCGACATTGACGAAGCAAGTCAGTTCGATCCTGAGTACCAGAAGAAAGGCTTCTTAGGTAAAGTCGGCGACAAGATCGCTGGCGGTACTTCAGAAGTTGTTCGTGGCGCTGAAGATGTAGCAGGGGCTGTGTTAAACGCTCCCGGTAAGATTGCAAACGCAGTGTTCGGTCTCGATCGCGGCACAAGCCTCTCGCAAAACGCCGGTGATGAGTTCGGCGGCAACCTACAAGTACCAGCTGACCGCTTCACGTCCACCGCCGAGTTCGAACAGATGGCCGCGGACGGTGCGAGTCAGCAGGAAATCACAGCAGCACGCAACGAGAACGTCAAGGTGCTGGAAGAATACAAGAGACGCGGACGTCGACCACAAGAGATGGCGATGGATGCCCACTCACGACAGGGTGCTTTATTAGAAGGCTCTGACCAAGCTCGCCAAGCGGCTGAGCTTGCAGGTCAGCAGGCTGAGAAGCGCGCAGAAGCATTCCTCGACCCAACAGTTGACTCCACGATGGAGCAGGTTGCGGTTGAAGATCCGCGAGCAGCGTCGGTCATGTATCTTGAAGATCGTGCCACGTTGCAGACGACGAATCCTGGCCTCGCATTCAAGATGGATCAGCGCATGCTGCCTATCCTGAATCAGGCAGAGGCAGACCTGAAGGCAGAAACACTCTCGCTTGACCCGAACTCGCCGCAAGGCCGGCAGCAGAGATCAGCGCTTTCTAACCTGCAGCACTCACGCGACCAGATCGCTAAAGGCGCACCGTCTGTTTCACGCCAAGCAGGTATCAACGCGTCCGGACTCAAGGTTGGCGACAACCCACGAGTGCAGGACGTAGCTGACACTATGTTCGATCCGAACCGACCGGTGCCCACGCAGAACACAGGGGCGCAGGTACACACGGCCGGTGTTGTAGCTGGTCGTATCTCTCCCAACAAGCGACTGAATGAGAACCAGATAGAGTCTCTGTCCATTCTCGCGCAGGCTGGGTACATAGATAAGCCCACTGCTTTATCCGTTATGATGACGGGTGCTTGGCCTCCGGGCAAGAATCCGAATGGTATTACCAAGATTCAGGAGGCGGGAGACAACGTCTACGCTATCACTGAGAGCGGTAACGTATTGATGTTGCAGAAGGGCAAGACAAAGGTGCCGAAGCCCACTCCTAGTCGCGAGATTGGTGAAGACCAGATCAACTGGGTAAGTGAGGGCATCAAGTCTCAGTTCCCGAACATCGAGGACAACGACGTCAACGGTCTCATGAACATCATGTACAAGAGTCCGGGTTGGGTTCGCTCACGCTTCAACGTGACGAGCCAAGAAGACATGAGGAAGCTGGGCGCTATGCTCGCTGAGTCGAAGCTCTTCGCCGGCAAGAAGTACGCTGAGCTTGACGAGGGTTGGTTCACCAACACGAAGGAATCGCCCACGGTCAACGAGATCATGATGGACCCTGACCTCCGCGAAAAGCTGGCGAACGAGTTCGAGCTAGACTACATTCCGCTGCCCGATCTGAAAGACATCGACGGGCTCGACGAAGAAGCTATGCGTCAGGGCGTCAGAGAAGGTCGCTATGGCCCGATCGCCGCTGAGAACGCAGACTCGTATGCAGACTGGCAGATTAGAGAAGTAGTGGCGCGTACTAAGTACATGGAGCTTGATGCGCAGGGTAGAATAGCCGATGATGGGACCATTCTTCCAGCACCGCAAGGACAATAGTCATGGCAACAGATCCGAACGACCTCTTTGCCGAGTTTCGGACTGGTAGCGCACCCGCACCAGCCACTGATGCCCCCGCTAAGACTGGACTCGAAGGTCCAACTAATCCCGATGGCACGCTAAAAGCGCAGCCACAGCAGGACGTATTCGCTGAGTTCCGAGTCTCACAGCAGGCTCCGAACATCCGGCGAGAGAACAACACCCTAGGCGAAGAGTTCAGAGCAGGTCTTGGCGGCGGTATCGACTCCATGCAGGGCTCCTTATTCGGCGTTGCCGGTCTAGCTGGGCGAGAGCTCGGCATTGGCTGGTTGGAAGACGCTGGTAACAAAGGGGCTGCAGAACAGTTCGAGCAAGCAGCAGACGCAACCCGACAGGCTCAAGGCTTCACCGACATAGAAAGCGCGGGGGGCTTTTTTAGGTGGACAGCAGCATCGTTGGGTGAGGCTATTCCATCACTCGCAGCAGCTATGTCGGGCGGTACGATAGGCGCTGTGGCCGGTAAGAAGGCTATTGAGCTCGGTGTTAAGAAATCCGTCGCGCGTCGCGTAGAGCGCGACCTACGCGGTCGTATGGGATTCAGCACAGCTGAAGCTCTGGAGTCCACACGCTCCCTGATGACCACCAAGCAGGGCCAGGATATGGTCCGAGACGCTTTCCTTAGAGGGAAGCGTGTAATCGACCCAGCACTGAAGCGAGCTACGAAAATAGGTAGCGGAGCTGGTGCTGTAGCAGTCTCCGCTCTGCCCCAGATTGGCGGTATAGACCAAGAACTCCTTAACTCCGGCATTGCTGACCCCGGGCTGACTGCCCTGATAGGCGGCATAGCCGGTGGTGCTCTCGAAGCACTGCCAGCGTTGCGATTGCTCGACAAGATGTTCCCGGGCGTTGACAAGCAGGTGTCCAAAGCATTTGTTAAGGACTTCGCGGTCTCAACTGGCACACAGCTGGCCCTCGAAGGTAGCACAGAAGCTGCGCAGGAAATCATTGCGCTGGCAGCACATGCTTACCACGACCCGACCTTCGACATGTTCTCACCAGATGCTAAGAAGCGTGTCATTGACGCCTTTGCAGCTGGCGCCCTCGTCGGTGCAGTCACAGGTGGTGGTGCTGAAGTAGTCGGTGGTATCCAGACCGGTGCCTTCTCCGGTGTTAAGAAAGCCGCTCCTGTTATCGGCGCATGGTCTATGACTGCGAAGGACGCAGCAGCAACCGCAGTCGACAAGGCAAAGGAAGGACTAGACCGCGCAGGTACGGTCGTAGAGGAGCAGCTGCCGGAAGGTTTCGTTGCAGCAGACAACACTCTGTATGAAGAGATCAAGGGTCGTGTCTACTCCACAGTACAACCACACATTGAAGCAGCTGTTAACAGCGTCACGACGCAGGTTGACAAGATCTCGCAGAACCTGAACGACAACTTAGAAGGCGGCGTCAACGCTGAGACTGCCTCGATAAGCGAAGTAGCCAAGGCCGCTCGTGAAAAGTTCCTGAAAGACCATGGCGACCAGATTGCAGATGCTGAGAAGTATCTCAAGACGCAGACCGATCGTATCGCACAGGTCGCTAAAGCAATACAAGATCCCGAGGCTCGCGCCAAGTACATTAAGGAAGAGGCAGAAGCTGTCAAGCAAAGGCTGGCCGGCTTCGTTGATATGATCCGACGTAAGGCTGCACAGATGGGTAAGACCGTCGAAGCTGAAGTCGACAACATGGATATGGATGATGACCTGCTTGCACAGCTGGGCATCGAGATCGAGCAGGAAGAAACAGAACGACGTGTCGGACCTTCCGGCCGGAAGTTTGATCGTGCGGTTGGCCCTGAAGTACAGCAAGAGTCTTCTCTGTCTGCGCCGAAGGGTGAGACAATCCAAACCGGTGAGACTGAGGTCGAGCCTGTCATCATATGGGGACGCAACCAGCTCTCTCCCACGGTGGGAGTAGATGGTAAGGAATCAGTAGTCGGTTATAAGACGAGAGCCGACGCTGAGAAAGGACGTGCGAAGCTGAAGCAACGCTTCCTACGATCACGCAAGCAGCGTGACATGCGTAAGCAGGACGACCTGTTCCGCATCAAGAAGAATGAGAAGGGCGATGGCTGGGTAATCGAAGCGATCGATCCGGAAATGCGGGACAGTCAGAAGTTCTTCAACGACATCGAGTCGTCGAGAGACTCTGCTGCGCGCACAAAGAACACACCACGAAACCTCAAGCGTAAGTTCAAGATCGCGATTGATGGTAAGAAGTTCGGCTTCTCCGATAAGATGAAGAGCATGCTGCTCGACATTAAGACGCTGGCGTTCAAGGGTAAGAACATCGACCCCAACGCAGTGACAATGGAAGACGGGTTCCTCGCCATGGCAACGGAACTGCTAACCAGAGACATGATCGACGTTGATACATTCAACGCGATGAACGATCAGTTTCAGGAACACTTCGGCGACACGAAAGACATTGCTATAGACGAGTTTGCTTCGCCCGCTAAGTATCCTACAGAGGGCGTTGCAAAGGCCAACATGATTAACTTCATCAACAAGATGAAGGCGCGGAACATTAAGATCCCGTTCAACATGCTTGCTGCTATTCGTAATGACGACGGTACATACAGTTGGGGCATCGACGACGTGCGGACGTTCCGCGTAATACGACAGAAGAGCCCTGCAGATGCACAGACAATACTTGATGAGATTAAGAAAGAGCGTAGGCAAGATCAACTTGCTGACGCCGCACGTGACGAAAATGAGTTCAGCGGTAACGCAGTCGGCGTCGGCGCTGGTGATCTTGGTGATACCCGTGGTACTACCGCTGGTACTGCTCGTGTGTCTACTGATCCGATTCGCACTGGTCGAACCGGTGAGGGCAAGCGTACAGCTTCTCGCACCAAGACTGGCGGTCAGTCTGAAGACGGTCGGGTGTCAGGCACGCTCATTGATAATCAGCCTGGCGAAGATGACATTGAGACTAAAGGACAAGGCAAGAACCAGTCTCGCGAAGAAGACGCAGCAGGTAATCTCTCACGTGCAGACGAGAGGGGTTCCAAGCTTCCGTCAGAGTTCGAGTCGCGCAACAAACGCTTTGATAAGTCGACGGGTAAAGTTGATCAGTCACCTAGAAACAATGCGCAAGAAATTAGCAACCATGACAAGAGATTACTGAAGCGCTGGGGACTCCCCGGCAAGGTGAAGGTACTACTCGGCGAGAACGTGTCAGTCAACACGCACAAAGCTCTGACAGCACTCGCCAACTTCGTCACTAAGACACTCGGACTTAACAACCAAGTCACTGTGATTGATGACGTTGGCTTGGCAATGCTGATTCAGAACGGACATGTTACTGATCCGATCTTCGAGCAGACGCTGAACGATCCGAACGTGCATGCTCGGAACATTCGCATCAACGATAACTCGTTCGTGTATCTCAGTCCTAAGATTCTAAGTGACCCTGTTGCTACGACACTCGCATTCGGCCACGAGATGGGCCATCACGTTTATCGTGTTGCGTGGGACAACCTCACGCCAGAGGCTCAACAGAATTTGAAGGACGCATACGTGAAATCCGTAGGCGTTGCTCAAGCATTCCCCGGTGTGTCCACGACACAAGCCAAGCCTTCCGCGAAAGCGAAAGCAGAAATAAAGGCATTAAACGCTCAGCTTACAGAACGCAAGGCCGCTCTGCGAGCAGCAGAGAACGCAGCATTTAACCGGAACGAGAACACGCAAGAAGAACAGGAAGAGTTGGGGGCGGAGATCGCTCAGCTAGAGAACGATATAGCGAACAAGACTCCGCTAAAACAAAGTCTGCGCTCAACAGCACCCGAAGCGTTTAACGAAGCCGGCTTCAACGAGTGGATGGCTGATCAGCTGGCGGCATGGATTGTACGTCCGCGGTTGCCGCAAGGGCCGGCCCAAGCGTTCTTCGCTAAGGTCAGCGCGAAGATCCGCAAACTCTATGATTTCATTGCGAAAAATGACCGCTTCCAACTGGACGAGACCTTCGCTGAGTTCGCCGACGCTGTAGCGATGCGAGCTAAGACGACTTCTGATCAGGGTGCCAACCCTTACAACGATGCGGTACTCAAGAAGTGGTTCCGTAACGAAGGCGTGACTATGTACAAGTGGTTCGGCGACGCTATGCTCGGTAAGGACGGTAAGCCGTTCGCTTCTCCGAGTGGCGCGAAGACAACTCCGCGTACGTCAGAGGTCGACAACATGGCATTCGACTTTGCACCGGCGACGCAGGAGGGCAAGGATGCTCTCGCTCGCATGGAGAGTAAGTACCCAGCGATGGCTAAGCGTGCGATTGCGATCCGCAACTGGATGAACAGCGCTCGTAAGATGGTGTGGGCACCTTCCACTAGCGTCATGCGCGACCTAAACAAACGCGGCATCAAGGCAGCTAACAAGTTGGTCTTGATGTTCAACCGTCAAGAACAGGGCGCAGCGAAGGGCAAACAGAACTATCACCAAGCAGTCGAGCTGATGCGTGGGCAGTTCATGAGCCAGTACACAAAGATTACGAACGACGTTGCTGCGCAGATCAAAGCAACGCGTCCAGGAATTAAGAACAGAGAGCTGCAGACGCTAGTCAACGCGAAGATGCGTGAGATCGGTAAGTCACTGTCGAAGAAAGACGGAGACCCCGGCGCTACCTTCACGAAGGAAGAGGCCGCTGTTCGTGCCGTGTTTGATGCGATGCACGACTACGCAGAGAAAGCAGGACTGCCTGTGCGTAGAGTCACCAACTATTTCCCACGTCAGTTCGATCGTCAGATGCTGGAAGACAACAAGCAGAAGATCCTAGATCACCTGATGGATGCCAAGGGTTTGTCGCTTGAGAAGGCGCGACACTTATACAACTCATTGATCGATCCCAACGCGAACGACGGGCGCATGACGCAGGACGCAACACAAACCCCCGGCTTCACAGCGATGAACTCTCGTCACATACAAGACAAGTGGTTCGATCAGTTCCTCGATTACAACGCTGATTCGATCGTAGCGAACTACGTCAATCAAGTAGTGAAGCGCGCTGAGTTTAACCGACGTCTTGGTGAGGCAATGCCTGCTACTGAGATGGACGCGAAAGAAGCTATTAAGAAAGGCATTTGGGATCCGAAGGCTAAGATGCGGGCGATCATTGCTGAAGCTCGGCAGCAAGGTGCGACCGACGAAGACCTCAAGCACATGCAGAAATACATTGATGCTAACCTAGGGCAGCTTGGACGCGATGACGTCAGCCCGGGTATGCGTAGGTTCATGTCTACTGTTATGGCTTACCAGAACATGCGCGTCCTCATGTTCACGGTCTTTGCATCGTTGCCAGACCTGGCCGGTCCTGCTATCCGGTCTGGTAGCATGAAGGGTGCGTTCAATTCTATTAAGACCAACATACACAACATCGCAAGCCAAGAAGGTGGCCTTGCGCAGATGGCACATACTCTCGGTATCGTCCAAGACACAGCCAGCGAACACATCATGACAGAGTACGTCGACAACCACTACATGCCGCCTAAGCTGCGCAAGTGGAATGATCAGTTCTTCAAATACACTGGACTGAACTGGTACACGGACTTCACACGTAAGATGGCATTGCAGGTCGGCATCGACTACATCGAGCAGAGCTACAACGACTTCGTTAGTGGTAAGGATGCGCAGACACAAGCGCGCGGCAAAGACATGCTCGCTGAAATGGGCATGACGCCTAAGCAAGCGAAGCAATGGATCGACGCTGGTAAACCAACGTACGACTCACAGTCCCACGACATGGATGGGCCAGAGCGTGCCGCAGCAGAAGCGCTTGTACAATTCGTAGACGAGTCCATCATGCGGCCCAACGCCTCACAGCGTCCGATCCTCGCATCACATCCGGGTGCCATGCTTGTGTATCACCTCAAGGGTTACATGTATGCCATCCAAGACATCATGATCAAGCGCATGAAGTTCAACTGGGACGAAGCTCAGTCCCCGGCACAGATGATGGCAGCGGTAGCACCAGCGATTGCGATGCTCGCACTGACTGCTATCGGTCTTGAGCTACGCGAACTCATTCAGTACGCCGGTAGTAATCGTAAGCCGCCAACGGACAGGATGAACGGCTGGGAATACACGTCCGAGCTCGTACAACGCTCTGGTCTTCCGGGCATGTACCAGATCCTCATTGACTTAGAAGGTGCAGAGGACAGAGGTATGTCTCACGTCGCCGGCATAGGCGGACCAGCGCTCTCTCAAGCAGCTGACATAATCAGCAAACCGAGTACACAAACCATTCCGAAGGCTATCCCAGTGATAGGCCAGATACCTGCCGCGCGCCAAATGGTGCGCAACGCGATCAATTAGTTGCAGCCCTCGCATGAGTATATACACTAGAGTCATGAGCAAAATGAACCCAACAAAAGCGGAATACGAATCCCACGACGGTCTCTCTATAGCAAAAGATATCGCTTGGGTCATTAAGACATTATGGGGTGGCGCAGTCGTCTTCATACTAGCTACCGCTTGGGTCGTTGCGCTCGCGCAAGACGTCAAATCTAACACCGAGAACCTGGAAGAAGCCGCGACCCAAGAGCAGCTGAATACCGTGGTCGGGTTACTAGAACGCATCGAAAAGAAGATTGATAAGTCCGACGACCGTCAGCGCGAGATGAAGTCATCCATCGACAAGCTGGAAACGCAGGTCGAGGACATCAAAAAGCGCGGCGAGTAATTGCAGCCCCTCTCCCTATAAGGGATAATCAACTGACTCCCCATAACGGGGCTTTCATTTAACTAAGGATAGAAAAATGAGTGGAGAATTAATCTCTGTATTTGGCGGAAAGGTTCCGCAGCGCGCGATCCGGCAGCTGGATAAGCTCCCGTATGTCGCTTCTTATGAGATCGAAGAAAACCAGACCCTGTTGGGTGTGGATTTCGGTGGATCAGACAGCACGTACATCATCCAAACACATGGCTCCAAGCGTGCGAAGGTTGTTGAGGCACTTGTCTACGATATCAGTGAGAACTTTGCTGGTACGACCAAGTCTGCTATCTTGTTCGGTGACGGTTCTGACGCTGACGGTTTTGCTTACACTGATGACTTTGTCGACGCTGAAATGACGACTGCTGTCGGCTCGAAGCACTTCTCGTCTGCTGCTGGTTCAATCACGGCTGGTGCGCTTGACTCACAGGGTATCATCGAAGCTGGTGACTACCTGACTGTAACTTGTCGCGCTGCTGTTACTGGCCCGACTGGTATCGGTCGCGTTTCTGTCTCACTCCTCTACTTCGACTAGAAGTTGTGGATGAAGCACTGCTGAAGGCTCACATCAAGTGGGCCGAGGCTGCTTCAGGACCGGAGTTGTTTCCGTATCGCGATACCGTCGGGAAGCTGACGATCGGATACGGGCGCAACCTCGACGACCGAGGCATCACACGTGAAGAAGCCGAGCTTATGCTCGACGTCGACATGCATGAAGCCATAGCTGATGCATCAAGTCTTCCGTGCTGGGGATCCCTTAGCCCCGTACGGAAGATCATCATGTCAGATATGACATACAACCTCGGCCTGACAAAGCTCCGGAAGTTCAAGAAGCTGTTAGCAGCTCTTGATATCCAGGATTACTCACTCGCTGCCCACGAGATGAAAGACTCGAAGTGGTATCGACAAACAGAACGACGTGCTAAAGTACTCGTTCAGGCAATGCAAACAGGAATTTGGCAATGAGCGACATGCAGGAAAAAGAAAAAGCCCGTCAGACTCGCACCGAGTCTGAACTCGAAAAACTTGGCGAAGGCATGTCTTCTGCGCCCAAGAAGAAAGTCGCAAAGAAGAAAGTTAAGAAAAAGCCGGTTGAGAAACGCTCAACGCGTGGCACTTCTAACGATGAGATAAACGCTGGCGCTGAGCGCGTCATGCAACCACTCCGCGAACAGCTCCGTGACGCTGTCACGACTGGCAACAAGGCTCACGCAAACAAGCTCCGTCAGCGGTTGATCGCACTACAGCAGTCGAAACTATAATGGCCGGCCTGAAGAAACCTAAACCTGTCCCAAAGGTAATGCCTCTGCGCAAAGCCTTGGGTCGTCCTCAAGCTCTTATAGATCTCGAAGCGAAGCTGAAGAAGCGACGCGACGAAGTGAAGATGGGCAAGAAGAAGAAGACCAGCAAACCGGCCAAGTGATGTGGGTGAGCTCTACGAAGTCCACACTCCATCCTTCAAAGAGAAGCTGAACAGTAGGAAGCTCGCGCTCGCGATCGTTTTCGAGGGGCTGGCTTCAGTATTTCTCTTCACCGGCTTGATCGAAGCGGAACACTGGGTTACTGTTACTATAACTATTGGAGGCGCCTACTTGGCGACACAAGCATATGTTGACCGCCCTCGTTAGACTAGCGTTCAAGACCGTTGTAGGTCGCTGGGTCACTGCGATCTTAGTCACTTCGTTACTTGGTGGCGCAGCTTGGAAGTGGCATGCCTTCAAAGAAGATTTGATTCATAAAGGCCAACAGGTATGCGTGCAGGAGATAAACAAAGAGACAGTACTCCAACTGGAGGCTGCGCTTGCGGCAGAGAAGTCTGCGCGTGCCGACCTGACTGCCAAGCTGAATGCGGCTGCTCTTGCGAACCAGGAAGCGAGGGACCGGAGACGAGCTCTCGAAGATCAGATAACAAGTCTGGAAACCCAGATGGAGAATCAACGTGAGACCGACCCGAACTATAAAGAGTGGAGCGATACTCCTCTCCCTGATGGCGTTGCTGACCGGATGCGCGACGCCGCCTCCCCAGATAATCCGAGTTCCCTTCGAGACAGTAACGATTGAAAAAGTATCCATCCCCGCAGAGCTACTTGAGCCTTGCGAGGAGCCGGAACTGGATGCGATCGAAACCACGGGGGATCTTGAAAGAGCCGCGCTTGTCGGCATCGCAGCTGCGCGCTGCGGCAATGAGGACAAAGCAAAGATTCGGGAGTGGCAATCCCAATGACAACTATTGTAGCTGACCAACGCATGGGTTACATGGCTAGCGATTTCATGGCTACCAGTAACGACAGTGAATACGCCATGCGCATGGGTTCCAAAATTGAAGAAGTCGACATAGGGGGTGATAAGTATCTCGTTGGTTTGGCAGGGCTTGAGGGTCCCGGGTTCATATTTCTGGAGTGGTTTGAGAACGGTAGTTGGGACGAGCCCTGTGAACCAATGTATGACATTGCACCCGAGGATGATTTCTCGGGGATAATACTTGGTCCACAAGGACTTTTTTGTGTAGACAAATTTATGATGCTCACGCCAGTGCTTAACAGATGGTACGGTGTGGGGTCGGGGAGCTCAGCAGCTTGGGCGATATTGGAGGCAGGATGCGGTGTTCAGAAAGCGATGGAAACAGCGGTCAGACTTGACCCGAACTCAGGTTTTGGCTTCGAGGTTAAATACCTCGATGGACGTCATGAAACCTTCGAAGACTAGAGCTGTCTTCACCTTCATACTGATCGTGTACGCCATGTACATGACGGGTGAGAAAATCACTCGGATGGGATATAATACTGGGCTGCAAGAAGGATACACCCAAGGGTGGCAGAACGGTGCCCGACAGGGCTTTGAGAAGGGCAGGGAAGAAGCCTGCATGGCCAAACCAATATGAGCAAAGCATTTTCAAATGTAGATCCGCATACAGGGTTCCAGACAGTTACGACTGCGGTTCACCGCATCATCCATGACGGGTTCTACTTCACTTGCACGGGCAAGGCCAGTGTTGCGTCGCTGGCATCGTACGACATCCTGTTCGCGTTCCCCGCTAACCAGTTCGGCCACCTGACTGTCGTAGAGTTCGCTTTTGACGACGCCCCGATCGACATTCAGTTCTTTGAGGACGTGACCACGTCAGCCGACGGTACAGCTGCGAACGTCCGCAACCACAACCGCGCTGTCGCCATCGACGGATCGGATGCAGCGATCACCCTAGCCCCGACCGTGACGGACACAGGCACGCTGCTGCACACCGGCTACGTACCGTCTGGCGGCAACAACATCGGTCAGATCGTCAGCGCAGAAGACGCGGAGTGGATCGTTGGTGGGCGCAACAACGCGCCTATGAAGTTCCTGTGGCGGATCACCAACGGCAGCAACGGCACGATCAATTTCGCATGGCATTTCAACGGATACGAGCTGCACTATCGATGAACTGGATAATCCAAAAGTACAAGAACACAATGCATCGGATCAGGAACTCCCGGCGCAGCCGGTCGTACGAGATCTTCCTCGGCGTCTTCTGGGCGCTGGTGGCCTACAGACTATTGGAGATCGCAGCCCCTCTCCTGTAAAGGTAGAATGGGCAATGAATCCTAGGAGTACAAAATGCAAGTTGTAACAGTCACAAACGCTGATAACGCTAACGGTAGCTACGACATCGAGATCCCAACGTCGTACTCCGGTCACGCTGAAGCTGTAATACAGATCGAGATCGGCGGCACAGCCACGGTTCAGATCTTGGGTGCGCTCGATGATGACTTCTCATACGTTGAAGTTGTAGCGGCAGTCACAGCTAACACGCTGCAGCCGATTTCTTACATACCGAAATTAAGAGCAACCGTAACTGGATATGCATCTGGTGATGTGATCGTTAAGGTCCTGGTTGGCGATAGCGCGAGATAATGTATGCCACTGAATGTTACCGGCGGTTGACTCATGGTCGGGACTCAGCATGCATGCTCCTCACAGACTACAACAAGGCGGTTGCTGTAGTACATAGAGCTGGTTCTACCAGCATGACGTCCGTGGACACTGGGAAAAAAATGCTGACTCCGTCGGAGGCAGAGTCCATGTCGAGCGACGTGGACATAATCATGTGGGTACGAGACCCGTTTGAGCGACTTACGTCCGCCATGAACTTGATAGGCAAACACCGAGTGTTAGGTGGGTGGAGAGCGGGGTTCCCCAACGTCCACTGGCTGCCACAAGTTGAGTGTCATACTGATAGTAAATTCTATCCGAACAAGATTTATGCGTTCGAAGAACTTAATGAAACGTGGGCTAAGGAATTTCCTGGACTGGAACTAGAGCACCGCAAACGCACGGCCGTTAATAAACAGAGCTTCGAGGACTTTGACCTCGGGCATGATACTATAGAGCAACTGCGAGAATACTACGCAGATGACTTCAAACTGAGGAAAGATCTTGGCTATTCAGCTTAAAGCAGCATACGACTTCTTACACGACCAGCTTAACGTCCGTAGAGGACCAGCGCTGTCATTCTCGCGCGCATCTGTTGCGTGGGAAGAAGACATCCAAGGAACATGGGTATTTCATGATGACGACTTCCCACGCTTCCATGGAGGCTGGGCGATCCATAACTTTCTTCTCAGTAGTGAGAACCTAGCGCACGCAAACTGGACAAACGACGGGCTCGAAACACCAGTGACTGGCTACTCAGACCCGTTCGGCGGAGACACGGCTTGGATGCTTCAGGAAGACACCACCACTGGCTTCCACTCGCTAAATCAAGACTCCGGCATATATGGAAAGTATGATGGGAGAGTCTCGGTCACTACTGAAGTGTGGTTTAAGCATGGCGGAACCAACCCAGCGCAGTACGCATTCATAGGTTACGCAGGCAGCGCAGCTCCTACAACAATCTGTGTACTCGATTTAGCAAGTCAGACAGTTGTCGACTCTGCTGAGTACTACACCGGCTACTTCGCTCAATACCCACCGCAGTATAATGATGCCGACCATGAGCTCGTGTTTGCAGACGCTGGTAATGGTTGGACGAAGGTGATGGTCCAAGGCGCTGCTTCTACCACCACTAGAGACAACCTCGTTTTTGGATTTTCGAACACAGCTGCTCAAGAAGACGTTCCTTCCGGACATACTGGTAGCGGACGCACTATGCTTGTATGTCGCCCTTCCATGATGAAGACGTCGGGGTTTTGGATATATGAGCCCCCGAATTATTACGTGCCATCAACTGATACCACGATGGGTATGGCGTATGCGCGCCAGCAGCCAGTTACGAACGTACAACTGAACTCCGAAATGCATGGGTACGCGGGAAAAGGGACTGCACCGGATGGGATAGGCTGGTCTGGCGCCTACGGCTGGGCGGAAGGAACTACAACAGGAGACGGTGCGGTTACCGATTCTCCGTTCGCGAGTGCTTCCGCTAAGAACTCCTTCGGTCGGTTTAGCAATCGAGGTGCGGGTGACACAGAACAGTATATGAACGGCGTCCGTTGCTCCGGTACTGCCCAGCAGTATTGGCTTGTGTCTACTCCAGGTGATATGGGTGCGTTCGCGTACAACCAGACGTATACGATCGCTATGCATATTGATGACACAGTGACAGCACCGTCTCAACCGGTGCTTTCTATCCATGATTGGACTGGCGCTACGACACCCGACGGTACAACCGCTGTGATCGGTGACGCTGATGCTAACGGTTGGATCAAGTTAGTAGTCCAGATGGCTGGGGTTTCAGGAACTATACGCATGGGGTTGGGAGCCAATGGTACGAACGACACCGGCGACTTCACTTGGAGTGCGCCGACTATACTTTGGGGCGACTGGTCTACTTCTGACATACCGAACCCACCGATACCGAACAGCGGATGGACGTGGACTGGAGTCGGCCAAGAATTAATCCCCGGTTGGCGTGAGAGTCCTGCTCCGAGAGGGCTTCGTATTGAGAGGACTCAGACAAACTTAATACAGTCTAGTGACAGGATCACCCTGACTGACTGGACCAACGATGGTAGTGGGACGTTGTTTACCAGCGGCACGGTTGCTTCTCCGAAGCTTATACATGGTACGATGCAGCTAAAGAACGGTTCCGGGGGTGGTACTGGGGTGCTTGCTGTTTCACAAGCTGTCACGCTGGAAACTAGCGAGCGGTACGAGTTGCAGTATTCAGCACTTGGCATCCCGGCCATTTATGGAGGGGTTCAGTGGACTCGGGCACAGATTACTAATCTGGGGGCCTTAACGATCAGTGCATACTCAGACAACGGGGCTTACGCGACGGGTAGTGTACCAGCGTTCGGCACCACAGCTGGATGTACTGAGGAAAGTATCGGGTACTACGGACAATATATAGAGCGAGAAGAGGCGACATCTACGACCCGCATCAGTTTTACCGGCGACGCGGCCGACACTACTGCGACGGTGGTTCTAGGCGCAGCCGAAGATGACTTGGATGATGTGTTTGCCTACGATGATACTACCGCAAGAATGTATATAACTGACGTCAACCTTACGAAGGGTTATATCAACACTCCTATTATGTCGTCGGCTAGTGCCACAGGGACACGTGCTGCTGACATACTGACAACAGCTGATGTAACTGGCATACCCACAAGCGGCGGTCTGATCTACGCGAAGTTCCAGACAACACGTGGTGTGGGTTACGACCAGAAGACGATCCTCTCGCTGTCGGATGGCACTGCCAACGAGCGCATCGAGCTCGCGATTGATACGTCAAGCAACTTGGTTCTGACGGTCGTCGATGGTGGCGCTACACAGGCAACTGTAACTGGCGCAACGACGATAGCAGATGACACGACGTACGAAGTAGCGATCTACTACGACACCAACGACGTACAGATGTACCTCAATGGGGTAGTCGAAGGCACTCCGGACACGGCCGCTACGATGCCTACGTTTACGCAGTTCAACCTCGGCTCAGATTGGAACGACGTCAATCAGCTCGATGGGTTCTTGCAGGAAGTGAAAGTCTACGAGAATGCACTGAGCTCGATAGCTGAGATCTCAAACGGAACGTATTCAGACCCCGCATCAGGAATCGCATCAAGCCCACGTGGTTTGACTAGAGACCTGACGAGAGCTACCAGCTAGATATCTTTCGTGTCGCTGAACTTGCCGGCCCCAGGATTGGGGTCGCGCAGGCTGACTTGTTTCCGACCTTTTTGTGCTGACCTATCACCAAACTTGAACGTAGTGATAGGCGCCGCGGGCATCCGTTTCATTAGCGCACCACACTCGTCGCATTCTACGTTGTTCATCTCGCTGCGGCGGACCATCATGTTGGGGGCTGCTTTATCGCAGTTGCTGCACTGATAGTCGAATGTAATGTAACTCATGCCCACGGGCTCCATAGTAAAATTAAAAAAAGTAGGGCGGCTATTCCAAGCCAAACCCTGTTGGTGCCAAAGGGGCCATTGCTCTTGTGACCTCGATGGTGTTCGAGTGGTCTGATTCGTCGCCATCTTCATCTGAAGCTGTGAGGCTCAACGTATACACACCGTCTGTGTTGAATGAGGCAATGTCTTCTAGCAAGAACTCGTACTGCCCGTCGGGATTAAGCGTTCCGGGGAACGAGAGGACTGCGAAAGGTGCGCCATTCACCCAGCGGTACAAAGTATACGTCAGAGACTGAGTGATCGCAGAGCCATCTGTGTTGAGCGTTGGCGCTGTCCACTTCAGTTTGGTCTTGGGTAATCCGTCTTGTCCTACAAACATTCTAAACTCCTGCCCACGGGCTTATGTTGTGAATAAAGAAAAGAGTATACCAGATTATGTATAGTTTATTCTGGTGGAAATTCTATCTCTGGGTCACCGAATGGGATTGGATCTGTTTGGATGTCTCCGATCTCTTCTACCGAGTGGACCATTGCCTTCGGTCCATCAGCAACGTCTCCACCAGCGAGTCGTGTTGCTTCGTTATGCGCTTCCTGCATAGAGGCAACGACGATCTCCGTAGAGTGTGGAACCATCAATGTGATCTTAAATCTTTTCATTAAGTATCCTGGCCTTCTCTCTTTCTGCAAACCATATGATCTTGTTGAGATCATATTCGGGCGTTGTATTACCTTTAGAACCTAATCTATACGCAGCTTTGAAGATATTTGCAACAGCAAAGTTCATATTTTTGTACTCGATCAAGTCCTGTAATTCCGAGGCGCCTTCCGGCAACTCGTAATAATTTGTAGATCCACCGTTGTTTGCTGCTTCTTCTTCGCGAATCTTATCCAACAGTTCTCTCATAGCTATTCCTAAAAGGTGAGCCTCCCGGTGGTGGACAACCGTGTAGGTGAAAGGAGAATGAAAAAACCCTACCCGGGAGACTCGTTGATTTGTAACGATTTTACTTGTTTGCAGCCCCATATGCAATGGGAACGACCCGATAATCTGACATGTCGTATGACTGCACCATACCGGCTCGTGTCAGGTCAGCGAAGAACTCATAGATTGCTGCCTGTGCTTCGTCCGCGGTCGCGTACGTCTGCGGCCTCGTGACCCACTCGTCAATATGAATGGGAATCTCCACCGACCAGTTGTTTATCCAGCCATCGACGACGGTGTACTCTTGTACTTCAAAACGTGTTGGTTGGGACATGGCCATGTTCCTCCAATGCTATTGCCCAATCAACCGCGTCGATCTTCATGTATTTTGTTAAAAACACTTTCGAACGCGGCTTGTAGCGAGGCTCCGCTATGGTCACACGACAGACGACGATGTCGTCCTTCGCAGTGAACCGTTCTAGGTACTTAACGCATTGCTCCTTTGTGGGGAGAACATGCCACCCGGACGTGAACCCGGGTGACTTGCCCTTCTTCCCGGGGTTCCACACCTGCTTCTCTACGGCTTCTAGGAGAGTATCCTGCGGCAGCTTCCGGCTACCATTATGACCGTGGAAAAGCGTGTGTGGTTGCCCGTTCTTCACGCGGAGTAATCTGTATGCTGACATGTGAATCATGATGCTGCCCATCCCGCGAAGTGCCAGAGTGGCCACCCCTCGTCGTTCTTCTCGACGTGAGTCGCCTCGATACAGGCACAGCTTCCCCGCTTCTCAGTTATGTCCAGCACTCGTTCCGACCACTGTTCGGAGGATTCTCCTTCCATGAACGGAACTATCTTGAACCCGCTCGTTGTGCTGATCGTACCGTTGTACGGGTCGTGACCGTGGTCATAGACAGCTTCGTCGACGAGCATACTGTACCCGTCTGCGGCTGTCGGTGCGTAGACACTTGCTGTAAAACTATGTGCTCCCATCGAGCTTCTCCTGTAGTTCCCAATTTTGATCCGTCTTCCAACGAAGTTGGCGGTCGCCGCAGTACGGACAGTATTCGGGAAGTCTTCGTAGACTCTCCCTTGCCTCGTAATGCGACCACTCCTTACAGCGCCGGCATTCGTAGCTGTCGACTGGGATAGACATTATGCTGCAATCCGGACAGCTTCCTTGAATGCTTCACGCTTCAAGTTGGCGCCGCCTCCGAACGATGCTGAATCGAACCGGTTGCCCGTGTTCTTTGCAGCACGACAGTGATCTACCATGAAGGTTACCGCGTTCAAAGCTCCCCACAGAGTGTTCTGTGAGCTTGGTAACTTAGAACCTGGTCCTGATTCGTAGAGACTGATCAACTTCTTCACGTTGGACAACTGCTTACCGTCTGCAGCTTCTTCCTCGGTGACTCCCATCACTGTCAAGAAGTAATTCAGTGCTTCGCGCTTAGTGACTTTGTGCTGAGACAGCTCGAAGATGTTCTTCTTGAAGTTGCTCCAGCTGGAATCGAATCCAAGATCGGCTTTGATATCCCACTGGTTGAAGTCAGACGTATGCGGGATGCGTACGATGCCGCCTTCACCACCGCGGTTCAGACTGAAGCCGAGTGTGTTGTTGCAGACGACCCTGATCGACGTGAACTGAGCAGTCGTAGCGAACGTACCGTCGTAGCTGGTTGCTAGTAGAAGATGCGCTCCTACTCGGTCACCGTTCTCGATCTGGAAGCCTTCGCCGGTGTCAGCCATGGCCCAAACTCGTTTGCCATCTCTGAGAGCACCAGCTGTGGACATCTTGAACCCGTTCTCTTTGATCACGGACTCAAAGAAGTCGAGGACTTCCTTCGGTTGGACAACCTTGTAGCGGTCAGAGACTACAGAAAGGGGCTGTGAATTGTCACTACGGACCAACACCTTCTTCTTGGGGATCGCTGACAGGTATGCCTGTCCCAAGTCGTCTGTCTTGTAAAAGACAGGCTTCTCTTCCACTTCCCAATCAAGGCCGGCCATCTGGCGCCACACTTCGAGTGGTAGGTTGTCTTGCATTGGCTCGCCGTACCCATGCCATGGGACGCGGCCGGTGTAGGCAATCGCAGCTTGCCCTGTGCTGAAATCAATTTCATGTGCCATGATACTTCTCCTTATGCGAACTCTTCCAAGTATCGCTTTGTTTTGGCGCCGTGCGCCTGAATAACTATGTGTGATTTTACTTTGGGTCGTCGCCTTCCGTCGCAGGCTCCGCAGTCGTAGCAGTTGATTTTATGTCCTGCTTCTTCACTGGCAGGACATATGGATTCCCCTTTTCGTTTTGGAGAATCTGGAGAGGCCACTCTGAACGTACGCCACCCGCTTCGAGCAGCTTGTTGCTGATCGCTGATCGTATCCACGCTGGCCATACAGTAGTGTCGAAATTCGCTATCGCAGTACTTCCAGGCGTGGGTGTAACCAGTAAAACGACGTACTCGCCTACCGATGCCTCGAATGACTTCAATAGGGACTGCAGCTGGATCTCCGTAGGCACCGAATCTGAGAACCGTGCCATCGAGTAATGATTGCTCATCTTCGGGAACATATCTTTGGTATCCTCCACGTTTCCATGTCCTATATATTGAGAGTGGCCCTTGGAAGGTAGTCACGTAACACCATTTGTTACGAGCTGGACAGTCGCCACATACTGACTCATCCTCACCTGTCTTAACAGCAACGTGCGGCTCAGTGGTCGCATCGAGGATCCACAGCTGAGCCATTGGTCCAGTCTTGCGGTTTGTCGAAGGGGTAACCAACCCCGTTACAATGGCAACGATAGGCGCACCATTCAATTCCGACGGTCCCTCGTAAACTACCACGACCACTGCTCCGCCATTGCCTTCGCAATTCCGGGAAAGAATCGCGATCGCTCTTTGCCCCGATTTGGTCCCGGGGGCATTCTCCACACCCTCTGCCACGCTAAATAATCCGGATCATCCGGTTTTGGCGGCGTGATGATTCTAGTGGGCTGTAATAACGGTAGCCCGGGTGTCAGCCACAAGCCGGTCTTCTTCATTTCCTGAATACCGTATTGCCATGGCTGCACATATTGTTCTGGTGGTCGCCATTCTGACGACAGCACTCCTACTGGGTTTTCTATTGCGACGTGGACTGCCTTCTGTGTTGCAGCTCTATATAGCTGTTTGGTCCACTCAATCGCTTTCAGTCTCTTATCGTGACCTTCTTGCCCTTTGCCGTACCACCTGTTTCCGCTAACGCAGAGGTGTGTACATGGCGGGTGCAGAATTATCAGATCCCATGAATCTGTATTCCGCAAGCACTCGAATATATCTCCGTGCCAGTGGTCACCCTTATCGCTCTCTGTCGGTAAAATATCGCACGACAGCGCATAGTGCCCAGCATCGAGAAAAGCATCTCTCACGATTCCTGAGTACTCGCATCCTACAAGTACATCCATACATATCGCTCCAATAAAAAAAGGCCCCACAAGGGGGCCCAAGCATACCGACAGGGGGGAGTCGGTTAAGGTGACGCTTGAATAGCGTCTTTTATGAACTCTGCGTCTGTCTTGGAACTGAAATCACCGACCGCATATGCATCGTCGTTCTTGTCGATTCCGTACAGACCCCAAAACTGCGCGTTGCGTGTTTCGCATTGCACCGGATTGGCATGATCCTTGAGTGGGATCACCTCGTACTTTTCAAATTTCACTCTACCTCCAGGTCAAATTCTGTGTTTTTCTCTTGACCGAATGGATCTCGCGGTGCCAGACAAAGTCGGGTCAGGCGGCGACGAGCTCTCTCGCTTCTTGCGTTCCTTCGGAATGGTAGAAAGATACGACTCCAGCTCAATAAGAGCTTCTTTCGCATCGTCGAATGTGCGGAAGTATCCTTTCAGATACGATACACCGTTGTGGTACTTTCTAACTCGGAATCGGCGCTTAGGCGCCTCATACCAAATGCCTCGTGGCAGTTCTTCTGTCATTGTGATGCCTTAATAAATGCTGGTCGGCTGGAAATCCGTCTCCAATATGAGCCTACCGATGCGGTGACAATGTTCGTCAACACATACTCCGACAGCCACGTTCCAATGTAGATGTCTAAGAGTGTGAACTCCCTACCAGCAATGTAATTACTGCCTGTGCCGAGGATCTCCTCAAGTTCGGCAATCATGTCGACGTCTGGCTCATTTATGAGCGCACACGCTTGTCGTATTTGCGCACGTGACACTGGATCAGCTGGCAGGAGTTGTTCACCGGGGTATCGCTCCTGTAGGAACTGAACAAGGGTAACAGCGTCGTAGATCAATACATCCCCAGCTTGGTAGTACGGTGCTTTCACTTCGGAGAGTAAGCTGTACTGAACCGCTAAGGGACATTCTTTCTCTAGGACGAGCCAGTGAATCAGGAATGAGTCTAGGCTGTTGTCGATTACGATTGTTGGTTCCATAGGGGCTATTATACCTGCGTGCAGCCCACAAGTTCAACCAATTCGTCAGCAATTTCTTTCGTCGTCTTGGCTTTCATCGTGAAGCTGCCACGGCTCACAGGCTCTTGCCACGACAAGCCAGGCAAGAACAAATGCCCCTCCGACGACCCAATCAATACACCGACGGACCTTCCCTCCGCGTGCCGGCGGATCAACCACTGCTGCTGTAACATAGAAAGCAGTTTTGTCGGATCCACTACCGGGGGAACGGTCTGTAAATACTTGTTTTCCATCCATAGGTCACCATGAGATCCGGACAGCCAACAGTCAGGTATCCCTCCGACGTAGCCGGCTTGATTTTTCATTGCGTAGATTCTCGGTATGAGTTTCTTACGCAGAGATTGCCAAAAACTGTTTTCTGTCATATAAAATGAAGAGCAGCACCCTTGTCATCCCACCGTCCGTCTGTTCGGTCATCTTAGGCATTATTACCCTAGGGCAAGGAAGTCTTTTTTGCTGTGACGAGCTCTTCTGGGGTTCGTTATGCTGCTTTCTCGCCTTTCGTTTCCAACTCACGGAACAGGAGAGACTCAGAGCGCTCACGCAACGACCATGCGTCATTGACGCGAGTGTGTCGTTCTACGAAAGCGAACTTGAGCAGCGGATAAGACTGATCAGCATCGAACGAGATCGATGTGACTACCTGTACTGGCAGCACACCCTGTTCGTTGTTCAGTCGTGATACGTACTTGTCGAAGTTCTTCAAGCCACCGGGAGAGACATACATCGTCATTGGTTCGGTGGACTCGTCGAAGTTGGGCGGCACAAGAATCAGACGACGCTGGTTCTTACAAGCCTTGCCACGTCCAGTGGGAGCTGAGCCCCATTGGTTCTTCGGACATACTGCGCAGTTTTCACCTTGTGGCTCTGCTGCACTTTCATGTGGTTTGAGGTCACCACCGTCTGGCTTCTCTCGTCCAGTCGCGAAGCAGTTAGGCTGCTGCGGATTGTTCGAGTTGTATACGCCGGGGTAGTGAACCATGAACCATGCAAAATCGAGGATGATGCAATCCAACGGACCAGGACTCTTCTGCCCATCAGGGAGAGTGAATTCTTTATTGCGTAGGCCGATCTTGTTGGATGGGAGTGCGCCGAGTTGGCCGCGTTGGTCAAGCAGTTGCTTCTTGATCATGTCTTCGACACTGATCGGAAGGTTTTCTGACTCTTCTTTCTTTTTACTCATCATGCTTTCCTTAGAGAAATTGATCGCTTTGTATATGCCTCAATGCCCGGGATAGCTTCTCCTGAATCATTGAGTTCTCGGAATGCTGCGGCAGCGGGACGCTTTTGTAACAGATAGAAATCACCTGTCTCTTGTATGTGTGCATAGACTGCTTCCCAATCCACAACTTGTGGTAGTACAACTTCCGTCACACTTGCCGTTCCGTCGTTGGTGGACGCTTTCTTCATTCCTTGCTCGTCGAGCCGCACTAGGAGTTCCATTTCAAGGGTTCTCCATTCTTCGATGAGCTCCTTCTCACGTTCCTTGATCCGGCGCTTCTCATCGCGACACTCTACGAGCTTGGCAATTATAGCACTGGTTGTTAGTGGGGGGCTAGTATTTTCGCTCATAATTTATCCTTATTTTTCAAGAAGATCCAGCAATAATTGCATGGAAGTGAGTTTGCTACCGAGTTTGTCAAAGACCTTTTCATCAATCGTGTCGCGCGCAGCTATGTGTATTGTTTCGGTGCGCTTAGTTTGTCCAGAACGATAGATGCGATGGTTGAACTGCTTGTAGTGCTCGGCATTATAAGTAGGGGACGTCCAGATGGTTGTTGTGCCGGCTGTAAGGGTAAGTCCGTGACCCGCGGATTGTGGATGTGCAAATATAGCTCGTAGCTCTCCGTTCTGGAATCGCTCGACCGCTTCACGTCGCAGGCGATCGTTAACGCTTCCGTCAATAACAGCGTACGACAATCCACGCTTTTTGGCCGCTGCCTCCAAGCCCGCTCGCTGATGTCGCCAATTAAAGGCAACAAGGCATTGATTGCGCTCTTCGATAAGATCCATGACCAGCTCTGATCGTTGGTCGTCCAATACACTGTACTCTCCTTCTTCGGTATAGACAGCGCCTGACGCCATCTGCATGAGTTTCTGATGAACACTAGCAGCGTTCGTTGCCATGAGGAACTTCCCATCTGCAAGCATTGTCGCTGCGATAGCTACCATGTCGTTGTACTGCTTGCGTAACTTAGGAGCTAAGTCGATACGATACTCAGTGACTGAGTTCGGTGGAATGTCAGTACACTCTTCGAACTTATGCCGGATGGTAATGTCTTCCAGCATGTCGAAGACTGCATACTCTGAGCCTTCCTTGTCGACCCACTGTGTCATCTCGGGACGTGGCCCGACCTGAACTGGCTCACAAACAGCGCTCCGGAACTTCCAGTAGGATGTGCCTAGCCGTACACCGTCGTCGACGATCTTGGCTTGGTGCCACATGTCGAGAATCGATTTCGGATTCGGCGTACCTGTCATGCACTCCCGGTACTCCATTTGCTTTGCTATGTTGTAGAGTGCTTTCGATCTTTGAGATCCATGATTCTTGAAGGCAGTCGACTCGTCGACGATGATAGTGTCAAAGTCTTTCCAGAAAGCAGGCTTAACCAGACTTTTCTTACCCACAAGGCTTCGAACTGCGTCGTGGTTTGTGATGAGGATGTCTGCTGTAGACTTCTCAAGAACTTTCTTTCTGACATTCGCATACGCTATGTCGTACTTGACGCCGGGGAAGAACTTGTCGATGTCATCACCCCACGCAGACTGTAGAATAGACTTAGTAGCGAGTACCAAACCTCTTTTCCCCGACTTGTTAAGGCGGTCGATAAATGCGCCCAATGCCGGCCTTGTTTTACCAGTCCCAGGATCTGATAGATCGAGAACGCGATTCTCCTGACCCAATAGGTCCAGGGTTGTTTGTTGGTGTTCATAGTAGGGTGGAACCTCCTTAAAAAATCCGGTCATCTGTAATGTACCTCCAGTAGGCTTGTTCCAGCGAGTTCAGTGTCTTCATCGACATGATATGTATCGCATGCTGTGCAGAACAGTCGTCGGTTAGTAGGGCATGAGTAGTCGTTGTCAGGACAGTCTACGTAAGCCTTCTTGCCTTCGATTGTAACTGAGGTGTAATAAACGGAGATGTCTTCGGCGTAGATAAGATTATCTGCACCAACTACTCCGCACTTGGGGCACCGCCACTTTTCAGTGTCGGTTTTTTCTTCAATAATAGTCGTCATGCCCGTCTCCAGTCATAACACTGAATGATCCGAAGTGTAGGCGTCCGTCGTCGTCTCTGGAGCACTCAAAGGGTCGATTAAAAGATACGCGAGTACCGTCCTCGAAGTCGCCAGTTGTCATGAGGACAGCGGGTATGGCACCAATGATACCGGCGTCTACCGGGAGCGAGCTACCATCACTAGCCGGGTAGCGGCCATCACCGTACTGTGTCTGAAACACACAGCAGTCATAGCCATCGAAATCAAAAATTCCGCCGCCGCTAGTGTTCCAGAATGGTTCTAGGAAATCGTCCCAAGCTTCGATCACGTAACACGGATCGCCTATGTAGTACTCACCAGCGGGGAGCATCGTCTTTCTGGACATCTTCTTTCTCCTCAATCTGAAGCCACCCGGGGCCGTTGCCCTCGGGATCACAATCGACCCAGCATACTTTCTTTGCTTTGCCCTTCTGAACCACGAACCCATACGAGTCGTTGTCAGGGGTCATTACTGTGTCGACAATCTTGTACCCGACTAACTCTTTCAG